TGGGGGCCGACGGAGGCGCAGGCGAAGTATGAGGGGCGGCGCGACCTGGGCAATGTGGAAAAGGGCGACGGTCTGCGTTTTCGGGGCCGTGGAGCCATCCAAATAACAGGGCGTGCAAACACAACGGCAGCGCGGGATGCGCTGAAGCCTGACATGGCGTTGGACGTGTTTTGCGCGTGGCTGGAAACGGCGGAAGGTGCTGGAACAAGCGCCGCGTGGTGGTGGAACGACAGAAAATTAAATGAGTTAGCCGACGCTGGACGGTTTGATGACATCACCCGCAGAGTGAATGGCGGATTTAATGGGCGGGATGATCGCATTGCACGGTGGACAAAAGCAAAGGCTGCTCTGGATGAAACCCCTGCAAAATGAGGATTATCAACCATGGCACAGCCCGCTTACAAATGGAGCGACATAGAATCAGTCTATAACGCGGTGATGCTGCACGGCAGTGTGACAGCAGCGGCGCGGTCATTTATACCGCCGATGAGTAATAAGACTGCTGCGAATCATTACGAAGCGGCTCTTAGCCGCTTCAACAAACCTGATGTGCGCAAAGCGCACAAGGCGATGGCGGTAGCGTATGATCCGGATAATCCACCGGAATGCGAATTGACGTTAAAAATCAGTCATTTAAACGCCACCGCAGTGGCTTTTAGCGATGCGCATTGGACATCGCTGTCACAGCCTCGCAGCCTAGCGCATGAAGCGCTATTGCGCGCCATTCCTCTGGTGCAGCCCGATATTTTGCTGAGTGTGGGCGATTTGGTGGATATGGGCGAACCATCGCGCCATGACCCGCTGGGGTGGAATCGTCGCGTCAAAGTCAAAGAAGAACTAAGCGCGGCCAAACAGCATCTCGACGATATTATGGGATTAGCGCCGCGCGCGTTGAGATTTTGGGTGCGCGGCAATCATGATGATCGGTTTGATAAATATTTGGCGCTTAATGCAGCAATGTTTGAAGGCGTAGACGGCTTCGATTTTGCTGGGCAATTTCCAGATTGGAAAATGTGTCATCGGCTGGATTTAAACGACTCCGTTGTGATGCACAGGTTCCACGGCGGAATTCATGCGGGATGGAATAACGCGGTCAAATCGGGTGTGTCGTTTGTGTCGGGTGATACGCATTCCCTTGAATATAAACCGATGGTTGACATGCGAGGCCGCAGATATGGCGTGCAATGCGGTATGCTGGCCGATCCAGCATGGCCTTGCTTTGGCTACATGCAAGGCAATACCAGACTTTGGAATCCCGGCTTTGCCGTTTTAACATGGAAGGACGGGGAGCTTATGCCGCCAGAATTGTGCGAGATTTTAAATGGGGTTGCATGGTTTCGCGGCCAGCAATTGGCCGGTAAACCGCGCATTCGCGTCAAAGCGGGACGCTCCGCGTGAAGGGCGAGAAGATTGAAAAGATTGACCCTGACAATTGCCTGATTGCAGCTTCCGCTCGAAAGGCGCTGGAGGATGTGTTGTCGCGCAATCCAACCGTGATGATGATTGTTTACGAAACGGCGAAACAGATCGGTTACGCCAGCGTGCCACCGTCATCTGCGGTGGCCATGGGTCTTTATGTCAAAATTGGCAACGTGCTGGTGCCCGACGACGGCTAAAAACCCGTTCCTGCATTTTGTAAAAAAAATCTTCCGATTTAGGCGGAAAGGCTATTTTATTTTTTCCGGATAGGGGGTAAAAAACTCTCAGGCAACGACGCCTGAGAGAAAGGACCTACCCGATGACCGACGCAATCATGACCGCCGCCCTTTACGCCAACAAGCTCGGCTACAGCGACGTGGACCCCTACGAGGTGATCCGCCAGATCAGCCCCAAAACCATCGAAATCCGCGCCATGAAAGCCGAGCGCGACAATTCTTGGAAAATGGACTTTGTGCCGGGCGGGTTTTTTGGCACCGTGGTCAACCAGCGCGATCAAAAATGGTTCATCAGCAGCGACCTGGAGCGCAAGATTATCCGCATCCGCCTGCGCCGCGATGGTCAGTGGTATGACGCCCACGACAACCGCTACTCGCTGGGCGACAAGCCGGTCAAATTTTACGATTACAACTTTTGAGCAAAAACCCCCGGCGAAAGCCGGGGGAATCGCTTTACTTTGGAAAGGTTTACATGAAGCTCGACCTGCATTTCACCCCGCACGAAGCCCGCGCGGTCAAATTCCTCGCCGCGCGGTGCGGCGAGGAAGTGCCTTTGGAGGCACTTGCAAACGCCATTTACGGCGCGGAAGATCGCCCCAGGACATGGAGGCAATCGGCCATGGCCATGATGCGCCAACTGCAAATCAAATGCGCGCTTTATGGCCCGATAGAATTCTACCGCAAAAGCCGCCTGGGTGCGGGCGGCAAAGCTATCTACCTCGCAACATCACGAAAGGACGAAACACATGGATAAACCCCTGCCCATCAAGCTGGTGGATTTGGAAATGGCGCAACGCGTCAAGCAAATCAGCCGCGAGATTCCTTCCAGTCCGGAGGTGGTGCGCGAGGTGCTGGCCACCGTGGCGGAATACCTCACCCACCGCTCCAAAGGCGACGACGACGCCGCCCGCCACGATCTGAAATACGTCACCATGGTGGTTGGGTTCCTGTGATGGAAAATCTTCAGAAAATGGCTGTCACGCCCGTTGATGCCCGTTACCTCAAATGCGCCGAGGAAATGCGCGACGAGGCCACCAAGATCGCCATGACCATCGCCCGCGCCGGTCATTGCCACCCCGGAATTCCGGCGGCGTTGGATGCCCACGTCTCCGCGATGCTCCAAGCCATCGCCGCCGAGCATATGGCATACGGACGCGAGACGCTGGCCAAGCATTATCTTGCCAGCGCATTGCGGGTGGAGGCTGGGGTATGAACAAAATGCGCCCAATCTCCGAGATGATCGTTGGCCTGCGCGCTCTGGCAAATCACCCAGAAGCTTTGATCAGCGACGCTCTATTTGCAAACGACACCGCCAATTACATCGAGGGTGCGACCGACAGTTTGCGCGAGCATATGCAAATGCTCAAAGAGATGCGGGTAAGGCTGGAGCAGGTGCGCCCCCTGATGGTGGTGGCCGCTAAGGAACTGGAAGAATTTTACGACATGTATCGGTCGAACCAACATCAATATGAACGCGACATGGAACTGCCTCGCGCCATCCGCGATTTGCTGCGCTGGTGGGAGCCGGGGACAACAGAACCTGTCAGCATTAGCCATTGGGGGATTGTGGAATGAGCAAGCCAGCAAAAGACGAAGCCGAACTGATGGAGCGGGTGGCAGAAGCCCTATACGATAATTACGATTTGGACCTACCGATGTCTTTTACTCTCGCCGCCATCCGCGCGGCAGGGTGGGCGGTTGTGCCGGTGGAGCCGACCGAGGCAATGTTGCTTGCCGCGCGCCATTTTAAGGCCCGTAAATTCTACCGCGATATGATCGCAGCAGCGCCGGAGGTGAAGCCATGAGCGGATGGCCTAATCCTTTGAAGCCCGGCATGCCGTTGAATCCTGAGAAAGATGGATGGCATTGGCTAGCTGATCCGGCAAGCACTCAATTTTATTTTTGGCACCGTCCGGTAAAGTGGATTGGAGAAATTAAAAGCTGGTTATTTGGAGGTTGCGTAACGTGGCGCGAAATGAATGAAACGGGCTGGAGATACCTCGGCCCATGCCTAAAGCCAGCCGAGGCAGACAACCTCCTCGTCGAAAACGCGCGGCTGCGGGAGGCTTTGGAAAATAGCGCCATAATGATTCAAGGCTGTTACGACGCGCCGACCAATCCCAACAGCTTGCCTCAAATGCTATTGCACTACATTCGCGCAGCCCTGGAGGTGAAGCCGTGATCACTCAACTCAACCCGCCCATTCCCGTTCGCACGCTGGACGGTAAAGGCATGGCGCACATGATAATTGATTATGGCGTCGAGCACGATTTGCTTTGGGTGGTGTTTCAAAATGACACTGGCGAATGCTGGTGCTGGCGGAATCAGGACATTCGCGCGCAGAACAATATCACCATGGGCAGGGTGACGGAGGCTCCGCCATGAGTGGAGCCAGGGCGGCGATTGTCGCCCTGATCCTCGCCGCTGGTGCCGCCCAGGCGTCGCCACGGTGTCCACCAACCGGGCTGGCGTCGTGGTATGGCGCTAGTCACAATGGACGCCCGACAGCCTCCGGAGAGCCATTCAGGAGTGCTGCTATGACGGCAGCGTCGCGGTGCCTGCCGTTTGGCACCGTCGTCGAGGTGATGCACCGCGATAGGTCTGTGGTCGTGCGGATCAACGACCGGGGGCCATACGTTTCATCGAGAATTCTGGACCTGTCGCACGAAGCCGCGAAGCGCCTGCACATCACCGGCGTGGGGTTTGTGCGAATCAGGGTTTTGCATCGCCCATAAAAAATGCCCGCCCTGGCTCGAACCAAGGCGGGCAAGTTGGTATCATGGGAAAGGAACAATGATCACATCACGCCAGGAGAGCGCCCCGTCTTATGTCATGGCGGCTTGTGGCGTGCAAGCGTCAAAACACTCTTGCCGCGCGTCAACGCCGCGTTTACAAACGCGGCATGGAAAACTCTTACGATTTGGCCGCTTTAGCGCGGGACGTTATTGATGCAGCCGGTGGCACGGTGGGCGTCGCGCGAAAATTGGGTTATTCGCGCCAACGCGTGCATTACTGGCGCCGTCGAGGTGTGTCGCGTAAAGCGCTATCCGCCCTGCATCACACGCTGGGAATTCACCCCAGTGTGGTGCGCCCTGATCTGATTATTGACGTCGTTAAGCCCGCCGACGAAGCCGCGTGAGCGATGACGACATCACGCTGATTCTGCCGCTGCCGCCCAGCATCAATAAAGCGTGGGTGCCCGTTCGCACCCGCACGGGCGCAAAATTGATCAAGCGCGCCGCGTCCAAAACCTGGGCGAATTCGGCGCGCTGGGAAGTGTCCATACAACGTGCGCACAAGCAAATTGCCGCGCCGTTTGAAGCGATTATTGAACTGCCAAAAATGCGCGGCGATGTTGATAACCGGGTGAAGCAACTGCTCGACGCCTGCCAAGCCGGGGGCGCGATCACCAACGACAGGCTATGCCAGCGGTTGGTGGTGGAACATGACGTGGACCGGGAAGGCGCGGTATATCTGACGCTGCGGCCCATCAAATAAAATTGCCGATTGGCCTATTGCGCCCCCTCGCCCTATGTTGTAAACATATTTTTGCACTTTGCTTTTTGGTGCTTTTGGGAAAGGAAAAAATATGGCAATTTCAATGGCGTCATTGCGCCGCAGCACGGAGGTGAAAGCGCCGCGCATCATGCTCCATGCGGTGCATGGTATCGGCAAAACCTCGCTTGGCGCGGGCATGCCCAAGCCGGTTATCCTCCAGACCGAGGACGGTCTTGGCATGATCGACATGCCCACCTTTGGGCTGCTTAAAAGCTACGCCGAGGTGATGGAAACCATCGCTTCGCTTTACAGCGAGGATCACGAATTCGAAACTGTGGTGCTGGACAGCCTCGACTGGCTGGAGCCGCTGGTGTGGGCAGAGACGTGTCGCCTGAACAATTGGAAGGACATCGAGCAGCCGGGCTATGGCAAGGGCTACGCGGCCTCGTTGGACACATGGCGCGGAATTCTGGATGGGTTGAACGCCCTCCGCGACGAGCGCAAAATGACCATCGCCATGATCGCTCATACGGAGCCAAAGCGTTTTGAAAGCCCGGAGGTGGAAGCCTACGACCGTTACGCGCCCAAGCTCCAGAAGGCCGCGAGCGCCCTGGTGCAAGAGCATGTCGATTGCGTTTGGTTTATGAATTATCGCGTGTCGGTGGTGAAGGACGACAAGAAAGACCCGTCCAGCCGGGCGCGAGGCGTTGGGGGTGGGCAGCGCGTGCTTTACACCACCGAGCGCCCGTCTCACCTCGCAAAAAACCGCTACCGGATGCCGGAATCCATCTCGCTGCCGGATGACCCGGAGCAGATGTGGCCGACCATCTCCCAACACATTCCCTATTTTGCAACCAGCAAGGAGTAAACGACAATGGCATTTCTCGGCGAAACCTTTGACGCAACCAGCGTCGAACCCGCGCAGCCCCGCGACAATCTGCCGCCCGGCAATTACACGGCGCAGGTGATCGAAAGCATGATGAAGGAGACCGCCAAAGGCGGGACGATGCTTCAGCTTACGCTGGAAATCATCGATGGCCCCTCCAAGGGGCGCCGGGTTTGGGACAACCTGAACATTAAGAATCCCAACCCGACCGCGCAGGAAATCGCCTTGCGCACGCTTTCCGCCATTTGCTTGGCCATCGGCAAGCAACACATTTCGGATAGTGAGGAAATTCATTTCCTGCCCATGACAATCACCGTGGCGGTGGAAGTGGACAACCGGGACAAGGACCTGCCGCCGGATGAGCAGCGCAAGCGCAACACCGTGCGGGGCTATGCCGCCGCCAGAGGCGATGCGCCGGTTGCCAAGGCGCCGTCTAGCTTCACATCGCGGCAGGCCCCACCGCCTTCCACGCCCAAGCCCGCAGCGCCTGCCGCTGGTGGTGTCCCGCCCTGGCGGAAGTGAACGGATTGGTCTATCAAATCCAAGTCGTGCGGTCTCCGCATGTCCATGTGTCAAGCATGCCCACCCCTCCACCGCTGCAACGGTGGGGGGGCATCTTTCCCAAAAAACATCGTCAGGAACCATCATGGTTGCTTTGCCACCGGCAGAGGACAAAACCGTCTCTGCGATCTATGACGCCTACGCCGCCGAGCAGGGTTCCGGCTACCGCAACCACTTGGGGGCCAGCATGATCGGTGCGGAGTGCAGTCGCGCCATTTGGTATTCGTGGAGATGGGCGACGCGCGCCAATCATTCTGGCCGGATGCTGCGCCTGTTCGAAACCGGCCACCAAGCCGAGAGCCGCTTTATCCACGACCTGCGCCGCATTGGCGTGACGGTGATGGCGCTGGACCCGGAGACCGGCCAGCAATTTAACCTGCGCGACGCCTCCGGGCATTTCGGTGGCAGCATGGATAGCGTCGCCGTCGGATTCCCCGAGGCGCCCAAGGCGTGGCACGTCTGCGAATTCAAAACGCACAGCGAAAAATCCTTCACGTCGATCAAGAAGGATGGCGTCGAGAAATCCAAACCGCAGCATTTTGCGCAAATGCAGGTCTATATGCACCTCGCCGGAATCGAGCGCGCCTTCTACCTTGCCGTCAACAAAAACACCGACGAGCTATATCAGGAGCGCATCCGCTATGACGCCGAATGCGCGCTGCGCCTTGTCGCCAAGGCCGCCAGGATCATCGCCAGCGTCGAACCGCCCGCGCGGATCAGCAGCGACCCCACGCATTTCGAATGCCGCTTCTGCGATCACGCCGCCGTCTGTCATGGCGACGCCATGCCCGAGCGGCATTGCCGGTCATGCCTGCACTCCGCTCCGGCGCCAGAAGGTGAGTGGATGTGCGCGCGGCATGTGGAAGTTATCTCGCCTGAAAATCAACGCACCGGATGCGTGGCGCATTTGTTCATTCCTGCCCTGGTGCATGGTGAGCAGGTGGACGCGGGCGAGGACTGGGTTCTTTACACCATGCCCGACGGCGAAAAATGGATGGACGACGCGCAAGACGCACTGGACTACAAAAAATGACCATCAGCCTCCGCCCCTACCAGCGCGCCAGCATTGACGCGCTTTACAATTATTTTGGTGCCAGCAGCGGCAATCCGCTGGTCGTGTTGCCCACCGGGACGGGCAAGAGCATTTGTCTTGCCGCGTTCATCCGCGAAGCCATCGAAGCCTATCCTGAAACGCGCATCCTGATGTTGACCCACGTTAAGGAGCTAATCCAACAGAACTTCTCCGCGCTGCTACGGCTATGGCCGGAAGCGCCTGCGGGCATTTACTCAGCCGGGCTTTCGCGCCGGGACATCAACGCGCAAATCCTGTTCGCTGGTATCCAGTCAATCCACAAGCACGCCTTCCGCGTGCAACGGTGCGATTTGGTGATCATCGACGAGGCACACCTGCTGGGGCGCAACGACGGCAGTATGTATCGGGCTTTCCTGACGCAGCTTAACGAAATCAACGCGGGGCTGCTGAAGGTGATCGGCTTTACCGCCACGCCATATCGGTTGGATTCTGGGCTGTTGCACGAAGGCAAGGACCGGGTTTTCACCGACATCGCCTACGAAGCGTCGGTGTTGGAAATGATCCAGCAAGGCTATCTCTGCCCGGTGGTGCCAAAGCAGACCGCCACCCAGCTTGACGTGAGCGGTGTCGGGAAACGCGGTGGAGAATTCATCGCCAAGGACCTCGAAGCCGCCGTTGACCGGGACGAAATTACCGTCGCCGCCGTTGAAGAGATTGTGGAATACGGCGAGGATCGCGGTTCGTGGCTGGTGTTTTGCTCCGGGGTGGATCACGCACTGCACGTCCGCGACGCCATACGCGCGCATGGCATTTCCGCCGAGACGGTGACAGGCGACACGCCCAGCGGTGAGCGCGCCAGCATCCTGGCGAATTTCAAAGCCGGGCGGTTGCGGTGCATCACCAACGCCAACGTCCTGACCACCGGCTTCGATGCGCCCGGCACCGATCTGGTGGCGCTGCTCCGTCCCACCGCCAGCGTGGGTTTATACATTCAGATGGTTGGGCGCGGCACCCGGCTGGCGGAAGGCAAGGACGATTGCATTGTTCTGGACTTTGCCGGGAACACCGCGCGCCATGGCCCAATTGACAAGGTGAATGGGCGGAAAGAAAAAAGCCCCGAAGGGGGTGGCGAGGCGCCAATCAGGACATGCCCGGAATGCCAAACCATCAATCACGCCGCCGTCAAGTTTTGCGTTTCTTGCGGCTTTGAATTCCCGCCGCCCGCGCCCAAGATTGCCGCCAATGCAGCAACGGACGCACTGCTATCCACGCAAATTCAGGCAGAATGGATTCCGGTTAAGGACGTAACCTATGCGCTGCACGTCAAGCCGGGCAAGCCTTCGTCAATGCGGGTGACCTATGTTTGCGGGCTGACCATCCACAGCGAGTGGATTTGCTTTGACCATATCGGCTACCCGCGCCAGAAGGCAGAGGGATGGTGGAAGCGCCGCAGCGATGCGCCGATCCCGGCGAACAGCGAAGCGGCTATCAACGCTGCTAGCACGCTGCGCAAGCCAATCGAAATTCAGGTGCGCCCGGTAGGGAAATACGTCGAAATTACAGGCTTCAAATTTTGACGGCCATGCCGCATGCTGACTGACCAACAAGGAGAACATGGGAATGATCGACGCGAACGAGCATGAGATTGCCGCGATGATGCAGGCATCAGACCGGGCCGGGGAATTCATCGAAAGCCTGGGCAAGACGGATATGGCGGCGTGGAGCCGCGAGCAATGGAATCGATTCATTGAGGTGATCTGCACCGGCTATGTGGAAAAATTAGTTGATTTGCGGGCGGGCATTGATGCCGCCATGGACAAAATCAGGACCGTCGGATGAGTCAGGGCATGTCAAAATTCAGCGATTATCTCGCATCACGCAAAGCCACGCCGACGCTGGTCGATGCCGCCATCGCCATGGGCGTTCCGGTGTTTCCATGCGACGCGCAAAAGCGCCCGCTGACCGCACACGGGTTTAAGGACGCGACCTCCAACCCGGAGGAAATCCGCCGCCTTTTTGCCAACCCCAAGGCGGCCATGATCGGCATGCCGACGGGCGAAATCACTTGGCTTGTGGTGGTTGACGTGGACGTGAAGGACGGACGCGCCGGGATGGAGTGGCTGAACGAAAACAGCCACCGCCTACCCCAAACTCGCACGATCCGCACAGGCACCGGCGGGCTGCATATCTACCTCCGATGGCCGGGGCAGATGATTCGGAATTCCGCTGGCAAGATCGCGCCCGGTATCGATATTCGTGGTGACGGTGGGTATGTGATCGTTCCGCCATCCCCAGGCTATGCGGTGGCGGACAATTCCGACGTGGCCGAGGTGCCTGAGTGGCTGATGCCCATCCTCGTCCCACCGGCCCCGCCAGAACGCCCCACAGCGCCCGCTCAGGTGTCTGCGCCGTCCCGGCCCCACAACCCTGATGGTGGCACGCATTACGGCGTGGCGGCGCTGCACAGCGAATGCGATGCCATCCGTCGGGCGTGGGATGGGAGCAAACATCACACTTTAAACAAGGCGGCGTTTTCGATTGGTGGGCTGGTGGCGGCGGGCGAACTTCAGGAGGGTTTTGCGTTTACGGAGCTTTCCGCCGCCCTGGCGGACATCCGCCACGCCTGCAAGGATTTCCGCCATGCGCAAAACACCCTGCGCACCGCGTTTCAGGACGGGATGCGCCAGCCGCGCGACGTGCCTGAGCGCATGCCCGCCATTCCCGACGATAAGCCCCACCCCGCCGCCGCCTTGCTGGCTAAGGTATTCGCCCGCAGCGCTGAAAAGCAAAAAGCGCCGCTGCCGGTGGGCGCGGATTTGATGGACGTGCCGGGGGCGCTGAAAATGTTCGTCGAGCATTGCGAGGCGACGGCGATCAGCCCACAGCCGTTCCTCGCTCTCGCCGCCGGGATCACGCTAATCGGCACGCTGGCCGGGCGACGCTACTGCACCACCACCGATCTGCGCACCAACATCTACGCCATCGGCATTGCAGATTCCGGCGCCGGGAAAGACCACGCCCGCCGCGTGATCAAAAAATGCCTGAACGCCGCCGACCTGTCGCAATATTTGGGAGGCTCCGACATCGCATCCGGCTCCGGCCTCCGCACCGCTCTGGCGCGGCATCCCGCCATGCTGTTTCAGATTGACGAATTCGGTGACTGGCTGACGGGCATCGTCAGCGACAAAGCTGGAAGCCATCGGAAGCAAATCGCCGCCATGCTCAAGGAGCTTTACAGCAGCGCCAGCGGGCCATGGCAGGGCACGGAATACGCCGACCAAAGCAAGATGGGACGCCCGCGCGAGGACATCCACGACCCGCACGCATGCTTTTACGGGACCACCACGCCCGGGCAGTTTTGGGGCGCCATAGCAGGCGCCAGCCTGCACGACGGGCTAATGGCGCGGATGCTGCTTTTCGTCAGCCCATGCAGCTATCCCGACGAACAAGAACCCGCCATGGTCGATCCACCTGTCGCCTTGATTGAGGCGCTGCAGGCGATTGCGCGGGGCGCTGGGGGCGGGAATCTGGCCGACCTGATGATGTCCACAATGCCTGCCACGGTCACGACAGTGGCCGAGACGCCGGAAGCCAGCGACGCCCGCCGGGCGATGCGCCAGGACCAGCTACAGCAGCAGCGCGAGGCAGAGGGAACGTATGTGACGGCCATCGCGGGGCGGTTGGCAGAAAACGCCATGAAGCTGGCCCTGATACGGGCGGTGGCGCGCGATCCGGGCAAGCCGGTCATCGACGTGACCGACATCGCCTGGGGCCGAGCGCTGGCACAGCATTGCGTTGATACCCTGCTGCGTGATGCCGGGAGGCATGTGGGCGATACGGATTTTGAACGGAAAATGAACCTCGCCGCCGACATCATCCGCAAACACGGGCCAATCGGCGCAAGCGAGATGATCGGTAAAGGATTTCGGTTCTCCGCCAAGGAACGCAGCGAAATCATCGAGACCCTGCTGACCGGCGGGATCATCGCTGCCGCACCCACAACCCACAAAGGTGCCGGGCGTCCCAGCGTCAAATATGTGATTGCTGGGTGATACCCCCCCCTGACAATAATTAATTAATGGGTGGAGGGGATACCCCCCCCTCCCTGACAACAATTAATTAATTCGAAAAATCCGAATTAATTTAATTCTTGAATTATTGTCAGGGAGGGAGTGTCGCGTGTCGCGGGAACCCCTCACGCGGGCGGGTCATACCCCCCCCCCCCCTTATTATAATAATAATTAATTATAGTAATTAAAAATATCAAAACCCATCAAGGACTTAGCGCCCGTTTTTTGACAGGCAATTATTGACGGTCAAAAACAGGAATTCAAATTTGGGTTAGGTGGAGTTGAAGGTTGCTGGGGATAGACCCTAGACCCTGGGATGCCTTTAGCGTCAATTCTGGTGGCCGCTGAGGCGGGTGTGGTGGGCGAGAGGCGGCGTCATGCGGAGAACGCATTAAAGCCGCTGGCGGGCCTCTGGTGGTGTTCCTGGCAAAAGTAAAAATAATTTGTTCGATGGGCGCTTTTTGGGTTGCATTGGTTTTTGACGGGGCTTAAAAGGGGTTCAGGCGGACGGATTGGCCGACGCCGCAGGACGGGACTAGCACCATGACCAGCACCAACCTCATTTGCGTTACCGGCTACCTTGAAGGTGGCGAGTGCGCGCATTGCGGCCGCGAGCTTCGCCACTGCATTGTGACCGACGCTGGCATGTTTGGTGCCCGGTGCTTCGCGGCCAAGGTGACCAAGCCGAAGGTTTATTGCGGCAAGAAATTTCGCCTCAGCACCGACGCGGTAATCAGCCTCGCTCGTATGGCCCGCGATCCGGTCAGACATAACCTCAGCTCGGCCTCCCTCACTTTTGAGGCGGCCTAATCCTCAAACCAAGGAAAGGAACTAGCACCATGACCAAGGAAGATTTCCACCGCCAGCACGACGAGGCGTATGCGCAGCGCGAAGCCATCTGGGCGCAATACGCCACGGCGGCGTGGGACCGGATTGCGGCCCTGGGCGATAGCGCCCGAGCGCTGACCGCCAAGATGGCGGAGCTGGAGCGCGATTATCACGCGGCGCTGGCCGCGCGGGCGGGGATTAAGGCGTAATGATTCTCCCCACGATCCACATGAACGGCACTAGCGCCGCCGCACTGCTCGAAGGCTATTGCGATGCCATCTCGGCAATCCACGACGCTCTCGACGCCCTGGCCCGCGCCGCGCCCAATGGCCGGGACTATTACCCGCAAGGGCCGGACGCATGCGCCCAGGCCGACGACGAACATGACGCCCGCAAGATGCTTTGATTAAGGTGATGAACGAATTGCAGGTTCTTGCCGAACATGTCGCAGACCGGCAAAAATAATTTGTCGAATGCGCTCTTTTTGGGTTGCATCAACCGTTAATGGGCATTAAAAAGGGTGCAGGCGGCGGGATCAACCGACCGCCGCAAGAAAGGAACTAAGACGATGACCGCCAACCGCCCCAACACTCCCGGTTTCGATTTCCATCTCGACATCAAGTTTACCGTGACAAAAAATGGCAAGCGCCGCGCAACTTATTTTTCGCGTCGCGCCATGCGCTGGCTGCCCGTGCCCGTGGTCAATGCCGACCTGTTTGTGGCGCAGGGTCTTGCAACTGAATATCGCCGCATCGAGGAGGCAGCATAATGACCTACACAGTCGTTTATTACATCGGCGGAACCCAGGCGGGCGAATGGCGGAAGTGCCTACCCGTCGCCACGCTCGAAGCCGCCAACACCATGGCGGAAGCCACTGAGCGCATGGGCTACGTCGCCTACGCCCGCCCCACCCGCGAGTGGGACGTGCTGGGGCTGCCCGAGGGTCCGCCCCGCCGCAAACCCCGCCACTAACCCGACCGGTCACCGGATGCGCCCCCCCCCACACGGAGGCGCATCAAGTGACCGGGTGGAATCAACCGCCCGTCAACATGGAGAAAGAAAATGAACAAAGCACGCCGCAAAATTCTGAGCACCGTCGCAAAGCGACTGTCGGAAATCATGGAGGAAATTGAGGAGGTGAAGGCGCTCGGGGACGAGCTTTCCAATCTCCGCGATGAAATCAGCAATGTTCGCGATGAGGAGCAGGATGCTTTCGACGCGCTCTCCGAAGGCGCTCAGGCCGGTGACCGTGGCCAAGCAATGGAATCCGCCATCAACAGCATGGAGGAGGCATTCAGCGCCATCGACGACATCATCGGCGCGCTGGACGACCTCGACATGCAAGGCATCATTGACGCCCTGGAAGGAGCAGCAGAATGACCATCCAAAACGGACGCACCCGCCGCACGCGGCAAAAGCCGAACGCGCGCTGGGATGCTTACGACAATCTCCCGCCGCTTACACGCCGCGCGCTGCAAGAAGGGCCGCAGCAATGGTGCGACATCGCGGTCAAAAAATACCTGCGAGAAATGCAGGCCCTGCATCGCAAACTTGGCCCGAAGCAGATCGACGCATTCATGGCCGCGCGCATCAACCGATGGCACATGGAGGACATCGCGGAGGCGCATGCGTGGCAACCCGCCCGCAAGCCGTTTGAGCGCAAGCCGCGTCACCCGATTCCGTCGCCGCACATCGCGGCAGATGCGACCATGCAGATGAGCGGACGCACATGAGCGGTCAGGAATTCCGCGACGCCATCGCCGCCACGGGGGTCTCCGTGGCGTGGCTGGCAAAGGCAACCGGGCGCAGCAAGAGTGCGTTCCGTCGGTGGATGGATGGTAGCGCCCGGCCACCGCCCACCCTGATGAACTGGCTCATCACCCGCGCCGCCAACCCGCCGCCTACTTTTGAACCCGACCCTCGCAAGAAGAATTTGCCATGACCACGCCAATTAAGTATCCCGAAATTTATGACGAAATTCGGCGCTGCCCGAACGAGCCGCCCGCATCCATCGCCAAGCGCCTAGGATTTGAGGCGCGAACCGTCGGGCACGTCCGCGCCCGAATGGTGAAGACGGGCGTGGTGGAAAATATTTTCCACAAAAACGTCATTGCGCATCCGGAAATTTATAACGCGATCCGCGAAAATCCCAACGAAATGCCTGCATCCATCGCCAAGCGCCTGGGCGTTGCTCCACGTCTCGTCTCTCATGTGCGGGGGCGGATGATCGCCAATGGCGTGGTGCAAAACATCTCAATCCGAAACCTCACGCCCATCACCGACGATGAGCGAACGGTCATCCTGGCGCTGCGCGAGCGGGGATTCTCTTATCCCGCCATCGGGCAGAAAATGGGGCGGAGCAAAGGTGCGATTGAACGCTTGTGCAACAACGCCCGCGACGCCGGGGAGTTGAAGCCAATTGTCTATCAGCCCCGCGAGGCGGTGCAGCGCGCCATCGAGATGGTCGAAAAGCGCCCACTGCCCAGGCTTGGCCTGAACATGACGGAAGCGGAGGAGCGCGCCGTGGCGTCGCTCCAGAATTCCTTGCGGAACAAAACCAAGTTGGAACTGCTCACCATGGTGCGGGGCCGGATGCGAAAATAAATTGAGAAAAGTGGCGAAAGGCTATTTTCTTTTTCGCGGGAACCCGTTAAAACATTTTTGACGGCGCGATGAGGCGCCGCAGAGAAACGGAGAGAGAACATGAACACCAATTGGGAAACTCAATACGACGCGGTGGTGCTGCATGCCTGGGAGCAGTGGACGCAAAACGGTCTTGGCCTCGACACCGAGGATTGTGCGCAAACCATTAAAAGCGTGCAAAACGCCGCGACCAACGCATGGCAGGACGGCATGGCGGACGATCAATGGGTTTACGCCACCATACGGCTGCTGAACGGCAAAACGATGCCCGCCTATTACATCACCCACACTGATGACGCGGACGAAGAGCATCAGCTTTACGGCGCATGGGACGCGCCCAGCCCCGAGCATGCCATCGCGCAAATGCTGACGGAAAGCCAAGGCATGGACGATGGCCGCTGGACCGCTCGCGAGGTGACCCGCAAAAGCGACGTAATTTCGTAAACGGAAAAAACAATGACCCAAATGACAAACCACACCAATCCAATGACCTACACGATTTATAACGACGATGGCCGCTTGCAGATGGGCTTGAATCTTGCCGAAGCTGCGCATGAACTGCTGTCTGCCGACGGCTACCGCTACGAATGGCAGGTGGACGACGACGCATGGCTGACGCTCTACACCAGCCACCACTCTGTCAATAGCAGCGGTGGGCCGGGCAAACTGTCGCCCACGCGCTACGCTGGATACGATCTGCGCGAGATTTTCACCGAAATCGTAAAGCGGCGGTGGCACGGTCTGGGAGCCATGCTCGACACAGATTACGACGCAATGATCGCGGAATTTGAAAAGACGGACGACTGATTCGCCCGTCAAAAATTAACCGGAATCCGGTTAAGTATTTCCCACCTAAAAACCGCGTCCGTCAAAAAATATTAGACCAGGGGCTTGGCGAGGTAAAAAAAACCCTGTAAAAAAATCGGGCGGGGCGATGATGCCTCGCAGAGAAAGGAATTACAAAATGGCACCGCTTCCCATTCGCATCGCCGCCACTCAGGCCGCTCCCGCAGCCAAGCACCAGCCTTCGCCTCAGCAAATTGCGGTTTATGACTGGACCAGCAACGGCACCGGCAGCGCGGTCATTGAAGCCGTCGCAGGCGCGGGCAAAACCACCACCCTCATCAACCTGCTCGACCGCACCAACGGCGATGTGGCTTTCATGGCTTACAACAAGAAAATCGCGGAAGAGATTGCAATCAAGGCCGCACCGCTCAACCTCGGCGCCCGGGTGCGCATTGGCACGGTGCACAGCTTTGGCTTTTCCGCCCTGCGCACCGTTTGCCCCCGCGCGAAAGTCGACGGCAAAAAGCTGATCACCATCGCCAAGCGCATGACGCAAAACAGGCGCCTGCCAATTGAGCTTCACGAATTCGCGGTCAAAGCCGCCGCCATGGCAAAGCAGGCAGGCATCGGCGCGATGACCGACATCGCCTCGCCCACCGCCTGGGCCGAGATGATCGCGCACCACGCCATCGATGAATTGCTGCCGGAAGGCTACGGCACCGCCGAAGGCATCCGCGCCGCTTGCGGGCTGCTTATTGCCAGCAACGACATGGCCGATCAAATGGTCGACTTTGACGACATGATCTACCTGCCGCTTCAGCGCGGCTTAGCCATAAAGCCCTACGACTGGGTGCTGCTCGACGAGGCGCAGGACACCAACGCCACCCGCCGCGCCCTGGCCAGCAAGCTGCTCGCGCCCGGTGGCCGCTTGGTTGCGGTGGGCGACCCCGCCCAGGCCATCTACGGTTTTACCGGCGCGGACTCCGACAGCCTCGACCTGATCCGCAAAGACTTCAACGCGATCACGCTGCCGCTGACCGTCTCCTACCGCTGCCCCCAGGCGGTGGTGGCCGAAGCCCGCCGCTGGGTGCAGCACATCCAGCCCGCCGACAACGCCATCGAAGGCAGCGTCGAGCGCATCGCGGAGGAGGATTTCTGGGGTTCCGCTAAAAAGGCAGGAATTTACACGGGGCTGACCGCCGACGACGCCATCCTTTGCCGAAACACCAACCCGCTGGTCAAATTGGCTTACGGACTCATCCGGCGCGGCAAGGGCTGCATCATCGAAGGCCGCGACATCGGCATGGGGCTGATCAAGCTGGCGACCAAATGGAAAACCGCCGCAACGGTGGAAGACCTGCGCAGCAAACTGGCCCGCTGGTCGCAGGCGGAAATCAAACGCGCCCTGGACAAAGGACAGGATGCGCACGCCGCCAAGATTGAGGACCAAACCAGCACGCTGCTCGAAATCATGAGCACGCTGCCCGACGACGCGCCCATCGCCAGCATCCAGGACGCAATCAACAAGCTCTTTGGCGACACGCCCGCAGGCGAGCGCCCTAAGGTGGTCACGCTCTCGACCATCCACAAAAGCAAGGGCCGGGAATGGCCCCGAGTGCTCTGGTGGGGCGCCAACGCCTACCAGCCCAGCCCCTACGCTCGCCAGGAATGGCAGCAGGGCCAGGAGCGCAACCTAATGTATGTTGCCGCCACACGCGCCCAGGAAACCCTGGTGCATGTCACCGTTGAGAAAGAAAGAAGAGGCGAACTATGAACGACGCAGAATTTAGGGCCATCGTGGATCAAGGCCCGCTGATCGTAATGGTTGAGAAGGGCCACCTGCTGGCCCTGCTCGATGAGCGGGACGAGCTTCGAAACGAGCGCGACACCCTTCGAGCGGCGCTGACCGAGGTTATGTCTGGTCTCGACGAAATCATCGAATTTGCTCACGGCACTTTGCACGAGGAAACTAAACAATGACATTTGATTTTTTTTGGGGCGTTTTAATCGCAGGATGTATGGGCGGCGTTTTGGGTGCTTGCGTAGGCATAGCAGCGCAATGGCGCGAGACGGACATTAAGCCGGAGGACAAGTGATAAAGGCTTTTGTCCGCCGGGGTTGATCGGGTATCATTCGCCGCTTACTTTTGACGCGGACCCCGAAGGACAAATATTGTGAAAACCGCCCCGCAGCAATCCTGGCCAGCCGATCAAGTTGAGCGCTGGCCCATCGATAAGCTGGTTCCGTATGCCCGCAACTCCCGCACGCACTCCGACACTCAAGTCGCGCAAATTGCCGCCAGCATCAAAGAATGGGGCTGGACCACGCCCGTGCTGGTGTCGGAGGACGGCACGCTAATAGCGGGCCACGGGCGCGTCATGGCGGCGCGTAAGCTGGGTCTGTCCGAGGTGCCGGTGATGATCGCCCGGGGCTGGACCGAGGCGCAGCGCCGCGCTTATGTCATTGCAGATAACAAGCTGGCCCTGAACGCTGGATGGGACGAAGATTTGCTGAAAATTGAATTTCAAGAATTGGGAGAAATCAATTTTAATGTGGAATTAGTCGGTTTTTCTCAAGGAGAAATCAGCACTTTATTTCTTGAAACTCAAGAAGGAAAAACAAACGCCGAAGAAGAATGGAAAGGGATGCCTGAATTTGAGGATGCAGAACCTTGGTTTAGAAAAGTAATTGTGCATTTTGAATGCCAAGCTGATGTAGATGAATTTTTTAGATTGATTGGTCAAGAAGCCACTGAAAAAACTAAATCAATTTGGCATCCTAAAAAAGAACGCAGAGACTTGGAATCGGCGCGCTGGTCTCAAGAGGATAACTAAAATGAGTGATCTTTTTCCTCAATTTCCGCTTTATATTCCATCAAAGGGGCGGCATGAATATATGATAACAAGCAAAGCTCTCACCGAAATGGGCTTGAAGCATTTTATAATTGTAGAGCCGCAACAAGTTAACGATTACAAAAATTCTATAAAAAAAATGGGACTTACCGCAGAAATAATTACACTAGATATGTCATATAAAGAAAAATACGAATTATGTGATAATTTGGGATTAACAAAATCAACAGGCCCTGGACCGGCAAGAAATTTTGCTTGGGATCATTCAATATCCAATGGGCATAAATGGCATTGGGTTATGGATGACAATATATCTTCGTTTAGAAGAATGCACAAAAAAGAACGCATTAAAACAACTTCGCCTTCTTTTTGGCGGGCCATGGAAGATTTTGTGCTAAGATATAAAAACATAGCAATGGCAGGGCCAGATTATTCAATGTTTGCTTTTGCTGCATCAAAGCAGCCACCATTTATTACTAACACTCGCATTTATTCTTGCAATTTAATAAGAAATGATGTCCCATTTCGTTGGCGCGGAAGATACAATGAAGATACAATACTTTCTCTTGACATGCTAAAAGCAAAATGGTGCACCGTCCAATTTAATGCCTTTTTGCAAAACAAAATGGCAACTCAGGTAATACCTGGAGGAAATACAGCTGAATTTTACCACGCAGAGGGAGAAGTTAAAGAAGGAAAAAAATATGCAGATAATGGAACATTAGAAAAGAGCAAAATGCAAGTTAGAGTTCATCCTGATGTTTCAAAAATGGTATGGAAGTTTGATAGATGGCACCATCATGTAGATTATACCAAATTCAGAAATCAAAAACTTATTAGAAGAGATGATATTGAAATTTCAAACAAACCTAACGAATACGGAATGAAACTTAAAAGGTTATAAATAATGAGCAAACACCCCGGAGGCAGACCGCCTTACAAACCAACCGACCGCGACCGAGGCATGGTGAAAACCATGATTGGCTACGGCATTCCGTATTCCGAAATTGCGAACGTTTTGAAGATCGACCTCAAAACGATGCGCAAATATTATCGCGACGAAATGGACACGGGCGCTACCACCGCCAACGCCGCCATGGCGCAGAACCTGTGGAAGAAGGCCATGGGCGACGGGCCGTCATCCGTCAGCGCAACAATCTTTTGGCTCAAGTGCCGCGCTGGATGGCGGGACGTTGCGCCGCTGGAAGACCTAGAAAAGGGGTTGACCATCAAAGTGATTGGCGGCTTGCCCGATGCCTGAACTCGTCGTGAAGCTGCCCGAACTGCATACCGGGCAGGTTGGCGCGTTTAAGATGCTTGACGCTGGCGGCAAGCCCGCGCGCTTCCGCGCGATCCGCTGCGGGCGCCGCTGGGGCAAAACCAGCATGGCCAAAACCATGGCGGGCGACCGCATCATGAAGGGCCGCATTCAGGGCTATTTCGTCCCGGCGTATAAATATCAAACTGAAATCTACGACGAACTGCTCGACATGCTCCGCCCAGTGGTGAAATCGCACAACAAGACCGAGGGCATCATCCGCTGCATCACCGGAGGGCGGATTGAATTCTGGACCCTGGAAAACGAAAGCGCGGGCCGATCCCGGAAATATCACGATGTCTATATCGACGAGGCGGCGTTCACCAAACCCAACATGATGGACATTTGGAATCGCGCCATCCAGCCCACGTTGCTCGATTTCAAAGGCACGGCGACGGTCCTGAGCAACGCCAACGGTGTCGATCCCGACAATTTCTTCTGGCGCATCTGCAACGAGCCAGAACACGGCTTTGTCGAATTCCACGCCCCCACGGCCAGCAACCCCTACATGTCGCAAGAGGAGTTGGTGCGGCTTGAGGCGGAACGCCCGCCAATGGTGTGGAAACAGGAATACCTTGCGGAATTCGTGGATTGGTCTGGCACCCAATTCTTCAAGCTAGAAAACTTGCTCGCTGACGGCGCCCCGGTGGAATACCCAACGCAGTGCGCTGGCGTGTTCGCCGTCGTTGATACCGCCACCAAAACCGGCAAAGACAATGACGGCACCGCCGTCATTTTTTGCGCCCGTGGCGCATACGGCATGAAGCCAGAATTGGTCATCCTCGATTATGAAGTCTGCCAGATCGAAGGCGCGCTGTTGGAGCATTGGCTGCCCAACATCTTCGCTCGGTTGGAAGAATTCTCCGCCCAATGCGGCGCGCAAATCGGCAACCTTGGCGTCTGGATTGAGGACAAGGCATCCGGCATGGTGCTGCTGCAACAGGGTGTCCGACGCGGCTGGAACACCCACAGCATCGACAGCAAGCTGACCAGTCTGGGCAAGGCGGAGCGTGCCATTTCCGTTTCCGGCTACGTTCACCAGGGCAAAGTGAAATTTTCCCGCCACGCTTACGAAAAAACGATGATATACAAAGGCGCGACGAGAAACCACCTTATGCAACAGGTTTTGACGTTTACCCTGGGCGTCAAAGACATGGGCGAAGATGACCTGCTCGACGCATTCTGCTATTCCATCGCTATCGCACTAGGCAACCAAGAGGGGTTCTGATGGCCGACGCGGTTCAAATGCTTTCCACCGCTCTCGCGGCACACGGCTACAACGTGCCCGCTCACGCACTGCGCGCGGCGTTGGCCATGGCGCGGATTGCCGTCAGCATCCCGCCTTCCGGCCCGTTTGAAGACCACCTCATCACCCACCGCAGGCTATCCGAAAAAGGCGTAGATTGATGTCCACGATCACCGTCACTGGCGCCAATCTTGGCGGATCGCTGCAAACCCTGCTGATGGCCGACGAACTGATTCCCGGTTCCGATGTCAGCTACCAGCTTTGCAAAACAATCTACAGCTATCACCCGCTGGGCCGGAAAATGGTTGATGCGCCCATCGCTATGGCGCAATCGCAGGCGCGGCAAATCAGCATTCAGAACGCTCCCGAAACCCGCGTGCGCGAGGCTTTTGAGACCGAATGGAAGCGCGTCCACGCCGACAAATACATCGCCCAACTCGGCAGCATCGCCCGCATATACGGCGTTGGCTCCATCATTATCGGCGCAGATGGTGTGGACAGCGAAGCTGAATTGCCGCTTGACCGCTTGGGCGACCTGAAACTGTATTTTAACATTCTCGACCCGCTGAACACGGCGGGTTCGCTGGTGCTGAACCAAGACCCGAATTCCCCGGACTTCCTAAAGTCAGCGGCGATCACGGTGGCGGGCAAGCCCTACCATCGCAGCCGCTCCGTGGTGCTGATGAACGAGCAGCCGGTGTATATCGAATACACCACCAGCGCATTTGGCTACGTTGGTCGCTCCGTGTTCCAGCGCGCCCTATACCCGCTGAAATCCTTTGTCAGCACCATGGTCACGGACGACATGGTGGCGCGGAAAGCGGGGCTAATCATCGCCAAGCTGAAGGCGCCCGGCTCCATCATCGACAACGCCATGCAGCGGATGGCGGGCATCAAGCGCCAATTGCTCAAAGACGCGCAGACCAACAACGTCATGTCCATCGACCTGACCGAAAGCGTCGAAAGCATTAACTTGCAAAACATCGACGGCGCGGGCGCCTTTGCACGCACCAACATTCTCAAAAACATTGCCACCGCCGCCGACATGCCCGCCAAGTTGTTGGACAACGAGACCATGGTTGCAGGTTTCGGCGAAGGCACGGAGGATGCCAAAAACATCGCGCGCTATATCGACGGCATCCGTGAATGGCTGGAACCGGCTTACGATTTCTTCGACGCCGTGGTGATGCGTCGAGCTTGGAACCCTGATTTTTACGCCACCATCCAAGCCGACTTTCCCGAGTATCAGGACGTTTCCTACACCGACGCTTTCTATCGCTGGAAAAATGGTTTTGTGGCGACATGGCCAAGCCTGCTCAAAGACCCGGAGGCTGACACCAAAGCGGAGGATGTGCGCCAGAAAGCCATCATTTCAATGATGCAGGTGTTGATGCCGATGATGGACCCCGACAACAAGGCGCGGTTGATCGAATGGGCAATCGACAGCAGCGGCGAAAACAAAATGCTGTTCCCGCAACCGCTGGTTCTGGATTATGAGGCGCTGGCGCAATACGAACCGCCGCAACCGGCAGATCAGCCCGATATGCCGAAGCCAGAAGGCATTTAGGATGGACGATATCGTCCACCATTTGCGGGATGTCGCCGCGTGCCGAAAGGCGGCGGATGAACTGCGCGCCAAAGTGCTGCTGGCGCTGCAAGATTTGGAAGACATCCGAATGGCGTCGTCCTACGGCATTGACCTTGATGACATCGAGACCAAAGCCGCGCGGGCTATCGAAACCATCGCGGACCTAAGCCAGCGCATTGAGGAACTTGGCCAGTGAATTTCTACGAGACCATCACTGCTGCCGTGCGCGACATCACTGACAACGGTTACGACCCGCTCCGCGTCGATCAATGGCTGGTGCTGATTAAGCAAGCGGCGGAACGGTCCCTGACACCTACGGCGGTGATGGAACGCACCTTGCGCGCATCCCTGGCCAGCGTTTACGCGCGTTATGTGGACAAGGGCGCAATTCTCAAACTCAACCCGGGCGTGTCGCGCTTCACCTTGGATCAAATCAAGCCCAAGCTCCGCACCGAACTTGACCGGCGCATTATGGCCAGCGCTCAGCTTATCCGCCTCAACCGCGAAGCCGCGATTCAGAAAACCCTGCAACGGTTCAGCGGTTGGTCCACCTCGATTCCGCAAGGCGGGTCCGACGTGGTGGACAAAAACGAAACCAAGGACGACATCAAGAAATCGCTTAAGCAGCTTCCGTTTGAAGAACGTCGCGTGATCATCGACCAAGGCCACAAGCTAGTGGCGTCCATCTCCGAAATCCTGGCGACGGACGGCGGCGCCATCGCGGGCGAGTGGCATTCGCACTGGCGGCAGAAAGGCTACAATTACCGCAAGGACCACAAAGAGCGGGATCGGCAGGTCTACACCATGCGCGGCAACTGGGCCATGAAATCCGGCTTGATGAAGTGCGGGCCAGCGGGCTACACCGACGACATCACTCAGCCCGGCGAAGAGGTGTTCTGCCGGTGCTGGTATCGCTACATCTACAGCCCCCGTTATTTGCCCGACGACATGCTGACCGAAAAGGGCAAGGCGAAGCTGGAGGAATCAAGCAAGTGAAAACCATAGCCGACGCCGTTTCCCGCATCGAACAGACCCTGGCACGCCAAGACAGCGAGGCGAAGCCACTGAAGTCAAAGGCGGGCGGGCTGACCGAAGCCGGGCGCGAGGCATATCACAAAGAAACCGGTGGCACGCTCCGCGCACCCACCAAAGACCCAAAAAACCGCAGGCACAAATCTTTCTGCGCCCGCATGAAGGGCATGAAAAAGAAGAACACCGGCAGCGAAGCCGCGCATGATCCGGATAGCCGCATCAACAAATCTCTTCGCCGCTGGGGCTGCTAGTGATAAAAAAACTTGATTTCCATAAAACCATTGCGTGCATGAACTCGACCGCCCATAATGATGGCGGCTCCGCGCCTTCCGACGCGGGCAAAAGCGCGACCAAAGGCAGCAAGTGATCAAAGCCGCTGGCATCATGTTTTTGAACGAAGCGGGCGAAGTGCTTCTGCTGAAGCGCGGACCCGGCGGCGATTGGCCCGGCGCATGGTGCTTTCCTGGCGGCGAACAAAAGGGCGACGAAACGTCCGAACAGACAGCGGTCCGCGAGTGCGAGGAGGAGCTAGGCTTCTGCCCGCCCGGCCCCCGCCGCGTTTGGGCGCGTCGCATCAGTGACAATCAATTTCCGCCCGGCGAGGAGCAACCCGCCGACGTTAACCCTGTGCCGCCGATTGGCGATCCGGTGGATTACACGACGTTCTTGCAGCGCGTCGAAGGTCGCTTCGATCCGCTGCTAAACGGCGAACATACCTCATTCGCTTGGTGCAGCGTTGATTCTCCCCGCACACCGCTGCACCCGGGCGCCCGCGTCGCTCTAGAAAAGCTCTCGATGGATGAGCTTGGGGTGGCGCGGGCAATCATGAAGGGCGATCTTGTCAGCCCGCAGCATTACGAAAACGTGTGGCTATTCGCGCTGCGCATCACCGGCACCGGCACAGCATACCGCAGCAAGATTGACGAATACGTTTATCGGAAGCCGGAAAACTACCTCAATCAGCATTTTCTGGACCGCTGCAACGGGCTTCCCGTGATCTGGGAGCATCCCAAAGCGGGCAAGCTGGACAGCAAAGAATTCATCAATCGCGTCATCGGCACCATCCTTTTGCCCTACATCCAAGGCGAAGAAGTTTGGGGAATCGCCAAAATCTACGATGACGAAGCCGCCATGCAAATGGCGTCGAAGCAACTCTCGACCTCACCTGCCGTTGTTTTCCGTCAAACGGATGGCAATGTGCAGGAAAGGCTTGAGGACGGGTCTAATCTTCTGATAGAAGGCAAGCCCAGTCTATTGGACCATCTTGCTATTTGCGAAGAGGGTGTATGGGACAAGGGCGGTCCTCCCGCCGGAGTCGAACTGCCCGAAACCATTGAAACAACCTCCGGAGGTAATACTATGGCTGAAGTTGAGAAAGAAATGGAAGGCGCTGAAAAGCGTGCGGACGCTGACGGCGCCAACCTCGACAAGCTGCTGATGGGCATTGACGCCCTGTGCAGCCGCATGGATAAAATGCACGAAGCTCATCAGGAAATGAAGGGCCGACTGGATTCCCTGCAGGACCTGAAAATGGCCAAGGCCGCTGACGACGATGACGACGACATGGCCGACAACGTCGAGCTTGAAGTCGAAGAGCCGCAGATGGTTCGCGCCGGTGGCGCCATGCCGCCGCGCATGATGGCTGACGATGACGACGACGATATGGCGCCGCCCAAGGTGCAGAAGGCCGACGACGACATGAAGGCCGACAGCGCCCGCCGCGCCGCCAACGATGCACACGTTGCTGCGGAAATCCGCCGCCTCTCCGCTCTGATCGGCAAGATGCCCAAGAGCATGAGCGATGCGGATTACGCCGCGATGGCCGACTATCAGGCCCGCGCCGATAGCGTTTACAGCGCCTTCGGTGAACGCGCCCCCGCCCCGCTCCAGGGCGAGACGGCCCCCGCCTACCGCATCCGTCTGGCGAAGGGCATGCAGAGCCATAGCGAAGCCTGGAAGTCGGTTCCGCTGCGCGATCTGCCTGAAAACGCGCTCGACATCGCGGAAGCCGCCATCTACGCCGATGCCACCGCCGCTGCTCGCAGCCCGGTTGGTGTCTCGGCTGGCAGCCTCCGCGCGATTAAGAAGCGTGACGCCGCCGACCGCGTGATCACTGAATTCGTCGGTGAGCCTAGCGCATGGATGGGCGAATTCCGGACGGCACCGCGCGCAATTGCGAAGCCGTTCTTCCGTCGCAACGCTATGCACTAAGGATAGAGCATCATGGCAAATTCAGTCTCTTTTAACCCGATGCTGACCACCACCAACATTGGTGGCTTCAGCACTCAGTCCTATGGTCTCGTCCAGGGTGTTGCCATGGACGATCCGGCGGTGCGCTATGCACTTGCCGGTGGTCTGCTGGCGACCAACGAGACCTACCCGATGTGGGGCGGCGTGGGCGTTTACGCCAACGTCCCGGCCCTGGCTGGCAACAGCACGTCGGTTGGCCCCGAACTTGGCCCCATTGTTGGCCGCGCCACCACGCTTAGCGCGGGCGCCGCAAAGCAACTTATTGGCTTCAGCACGTTCAACCAAGCGACCGCTTGGGTGTCCTGGCCCCAGAGCAACGTTCCGACCGCCGCTGGTGGTATGACGGTGCCTTACTTCCCGTTGAACAGCGGCGCTCGCATCGCCGTGGCTTGCGATCCTTCGCTTGCTGCGAGCCTTGTGAACAACAGCATCGCGCAGGCGGTGTATTGGGACTTGAACGCCCAGTGCCTCGTGGCCTCGGCTTCCGCCACTTACGCCGTGACCTCGCTTACTTGGTCCGCCACCAATGGCGGTCAGGTTGCGGTTGTGGCTTCCGTGGCAACCCCGGTTGCGGGCGTGGGCGACAGCTTCACTCTCGCTGGCGTAACCAACACCGGCACCGGCTTGGTCTCCGCCATCAACACCGTGCATCAGGTCAACACCTTCACCAACAGCCAGAACTTCACGTTCCTGCTGCCGGGTGATTCTTCGACATGGGGCACGCTGGGCGGCAGCATCACGCTGGTCTACAGCGAAGGCGCTCTGCCTTGTAAGGTTCTCCGCGTTCAGTCGGGCAACAGCAAGACCGTTGTCTGGGACCCGGTGAACAACGTCGCCAACTGGAACAACAGCGGCACTGCCGCGCTCATTCAGATTTAAGGAGCCGCTGCAATGGCGAATATCACCCCGTCCCGCGTAATGGTTTCTCCGCACTACATGGTGCCGGAGAAGCTGTTGCAATACAACCAAGCCTCGGGCGCGTTTGACGCCCTGGCCGGTGGCAACCCCCAGGTCCGCCTGGGCGAAGGCGATCTTTACGTCTATATCGACGCCTTCGACATCCGCACCATCACGGCGGCTGGCCAGAGCGGTTACAACTCGCTCCCCAGCGTCAGCGTCGTGGCGCGTCAAATCAGCACCCCGACCTATCTGCAGCGGGTTCGTGCTGAATACGACCATCACGACACCGCTGCCATGTCGCAGTGGGGCGTGAGCATCGTCGAGGCGCAACGCCTCGGCATGCGCCAGGGCCACTTCCAGCTTATGCGCTCTGCTCTGCTGTATGGCTTCAACGGCGCTCAAGGTGAGGGCCTGCTGAACACCAGCGGCGCCACCACCGTGAACCTGCCTGCGGATTCCAACGGCAACAACACCGTCGTCACCTACGACAACGGCCAGATGGCGTTCTTCCTGCTCTCGCAGGTGTCCGCGCTGAAGACCCGCACCATGCAGCTTGGCATTGGCCATCGCATCGTGGTGCTTGGCCCGCAGCGCATCTTGGGCGCCTTCGAATATCAGGACATCGTGCAGGTGACGCAATTCCAGCGCGCTGGCGCTGGCACGCTGTCCACTGCCGGTGTGGTCAAGGCCGTCGGTGAGATGAACGAGGACGAAATCCTCTGGTGTTATGACGACACCCTGATCGGCAAGGGCGCCGGTGGCACCGACGCCGTGTTGATCATTCTGCCGGAAGTTGAAAAGCCCAAAGCGAACAAGATCAACACCAACGCCTTCGCCGACCTCTCGCCCGGCCTCGCTGCCTGCACGCTCCAGTATTGCGACATGGCGGCACCGCGCGAAATTCCGACCCCGCTTGCGGGCGGCGCGATTGACGTGCTTTCCGAACTCCGCGTCACCTCCGGGTGGGGCGTGCGTCCGGAAGCCATCGCCATCGTGTCGATGCAGTATCAGTGAGCCGGGTTGTGGCGCGGGGCTTCGGCTTCGCGCCACGGCCACCCTGCCGCGCGGCTGGACCCCGCGCGGTTTCCATCGGACCCAGAGGATAACATGCCCACTCTCTACGTCGCCAATTGCTCAAAGCAGAAACACGATTTTATCTACCGAATTCCGGAGGAAACCTCCATTCGGCGCCAGCAGATTGCGCCCGGTTCGCAGATCGTGGTTTACCAACCGAATTCCGCGCTTGAGATTGTGAAGGCCATTGTCGATCAGCACGCCATTTATGGCCTCGTTGACGTGGCCGACATCGACCGGCGCAAGCCTTTCGTTGGGCTGTGCTATCGCTTCGACAAGCCGATCAACGTCGAAAAGATCATGCAGGCCGACGAACACAATTCCGGCGTGCTGGAGCGCGAAAGCCAGGAGGCGCGCAAGCTCTCCGCCGCCGCCCTGCACAACGCCATCGAACGCGCCACGGAAGGCGCGGTGCGCGTCGAGAATCTTGAGCTTGAGGTGGTGCAGCAGAACGGCAGCACCGAACCCGGCTTGAACGAGACCGTCAGCGTCACGCGCGAAACGAGCGGTGAGCCGCCCCGCCGTGGACGACCGAGAAAAGCAGCATGAATAATGCGCCCACCCTAGAAGGCTTTCAGGACTTCGTCACAAATGTGATGGGCATCAACCCGTTGTATTTGCCGTCCAACAGCCCTTCAATCGGGTGGGCGTTTTCCGTCGCGCTGATGATCGTAAACCCCGCACTCGCGGTGGTAGCAACGCCAAGCATGGCGCCGGTTCAAACCAGCATTTACGAACAGGCGGTTTACAATCTGGCTGGCGACAACCTCATCAACTACGCCCAAGACCAGCCGGGCCGCACCTACTTTGCCGATCTGCGCAAAGCGTATGGCCTCAACGCCTTCGCCGCAGGCGTCGTGACTTCCGCATCCGATAGCGGCACCAGCGACAGCCTCGCGGTGCCAGAGGCTCTACAGGCGCTGACGCTCTCGCAATTGCAGAACGTCAAAACCCCCTGGGGACGTCAATATCTGGCGTATGCGCAAACCTATGGCACGATGTGGGGCGTGGCATGACGACCCTGCATCTCGGCGTTATCGACCAGCCTTATGACGACGGCGCGACCACCGGAATGGTGGCCGAAATCCTCGAAGACAAATATCATGTCATGGAGGTATTTTTTGAAAGCCGCGTTGATGAAGTGATTGGCGCGCTTGAGCGGTCCATTCAGGGTGCCATTGACGCATTGGACATGGGCGCACCGGTTGAAAACATCGATCCCTTCGGTGGTGCTACGGGCGAAATTGAAGCGGCGTTTCGGCATTTCCTTGACAGCAAGGAAATGGAAAGCCTGGGAATTCCCGGCGTTCCAACGCAAGCGGCGCTTGATGGCGTGAGCCATCGGTTCAAAAACCCGCGCCACAAGAAAACCAAGGGCGGCAAAAAGGTGAAGCGCGCTCCGCGCCCATCCTTCATCGACACGGGGCTTTATGAAGCCAGCATGAAGGCTTGGATCACCTGATGGCGACCGTCGATGAAACCCTCGCCAACCTGCCAATCCGCGACGCGCTGCAAGCGGGCATTCAGTCGCTTTCGGCTGGCGAGACCGTTCGTTTCACTCGGTATGTGAAGCGCATCTTGCCGATTGACGGCTACGTTTTTTGGCTGGCGGGCGAGAGCATCGAGATTGCCGGTTCGTTCCACTATTCGGTGGGGCGCACGCAAACTGAAGACGAAACCGTCTCGGTCAATAAAGTGATTTTCACTACCACGGACGAAATCTCCGAATTCAACGTGGTCAATCCGCAAACGCTTTGGATTGCGACTTTCGACGGCATCCGCTTCGCTTTCGCTCGGCGCGGCAACCGCTACACGCAGGCGGGCGTCAACCACTACGAGGGCGATGCGGTCTATTCCGCCCTGGCGTCGCAGCTTGTTGAAAATCTCTACACGCTGCTGGCGTCGGAGCCTATCGTCTCCAACAGCCTGCCTGCGTGGCTGACAATCCAAACCTATTCGCCAATTTGGCTTGCGCCAAAAAATCCGGACATCATTCTGTATCCGTCATATTTGGTGCCCGCAAACATCAGTCCGCCTTATGGCGTGGTGCACATCGAACCGGGCCGCACAAACGCCATTCAGGCCGCGCCGCGTTTGAACAACCGGACTTCGCATTATCAGCTTGCCACGGATCACGTCCGCGTGACCCTATACGGCTACAACAACGCGCAGGCTCAAGACTGGCTCGACACGGTGAACCAATTCAGTGTCGATACCGACGCGCTGGGCATTATGAGCATGCCTATCATGCGCGACGAAAAACGTGGCCAAATGGAACTGCTGGCCATCGCAATGAAGAAGACAATCGAGTTTGATGTAAGCTATTATCAAACTCGCATTAACGATATTGCGCGCCAGCTTATCACGAGCTGTGTCGTGCAGTATGAAGTTTCACCGTATCCAACCGCCGCATAACAGGAGTTTCTAATGCCTCAGAATCCCAACCAAGTTTTCCCCGGCGTCGCCAACGGCGTTGCCAAGCCGCAGTATATGGACGCCCAGGGCGTGCAGGTGGTTGCCAACGCTGCCTCGGCTGCGCTCAACATCACCGCCGCCGCCGTCATCAAGGCGTCTGCTGGCCGCATCGCACGCATCGTGATCCTGGCCCCCGGCAGCACCTCGGGCGCTTTCACGTTCAACAACTGCGCCACCACGGGCGCTGCGACCACCGCCAATCAGGTGTTCACCCTGCCCTACAATGGCACGAACAACATCGCTGGCGCCGTCTTTAACATCGACGTTCCCTGCTCTGCTGGCATCGTTTGCTCGGCGGTTCCGGGCGGCGGTTCGCCGCAGGTGATTGTGACTTACACCTAATTCGTCGCATCACCGTTCTACCTAGGAGAATTCAATGCCAACCATTGTTCAAGTAAATGTGACGCAGACGGTTGGCGCAGCGCCCGCCACTCTGCAAAAGACGGGCGCGCTGATTTCCCAAGGTGGGACGACCACCAGCCCGGGCACCGCGACGCTCATCACGCAGGAAGCCGATCTGACGGCGATCTTGACTGCGCCCGCCCCGCTAACTCAGGTGGTGGTGGCCGGAGCCGTTGTGACAGCCACTACGGTTTCGCCGCATGGCTATACCGTCGGAAGCCAGATCGTTTTGACGATGGCTGGCATCACCGACGGTGGGCTTGGGCCGTCGGCTTATAACGGCACCTACCTCTGCACCATCACTAGCACGACGCAATACACCTACAACCTGGGCCAGGAATTGATCCTGGCTTCGGGCACGGGCGGCACATACGTTCCGCAAAGCGCGATCCAGCTTACCGCGATGGGCAACACGTTCTTTGCCCAGGGTTCTGGCTTGTCCTGCTATGTGTTGGAGCTTGGGCCGGGCAACACGGAAGATGGCGTGGCCGCGCTGGCCGCATACATCCAGGCCAATCCCAACAGCGATTACACGCCCGGCGCGGAAGGCTACTTCTACGCCTACGTTGTGCCGAAACAGTGGGACGGCAACGCGGATTTCCTGGCTTTGCTGGCGGAATTCGAATCCACCACGGCGCGCACCTATTTCTTCATCACGACCACGCTGGCCACTTACAACAGCTACACCAACTTGATGAAGTGCGCGTTTACGCTGATTGAGTCGCCGCAATTCGGCACCTACAGCGCAAACGAATTGATCGGCGCGGTTTGGACCTCGGGCGCCATCACGTTCACAACCCTTAACACCAGTGGCATTTCTAAGGGCGACTGGTTCACCATCGTGGGCTGCACTCCCGCAGAATACAACGGCACCTATCAAGCCGTCGTGGCCAATGGCGTGGACATCACTGCCTATAAGGCGGTTGACCCTGGCGCGCTTACCGTTACCGGCAGCCTCAAGGCCAGCCTGTATGGCAACGCGGGCGCTCCGGTTACTGAATTCACGGTGGTGTCCGCTTTCTGGAACTTTCTGGCTTACGAACCCAGCGCAGCGAACCTCGTTGCACCGTTCGCCTTCAAGTATCTTTACGGCGTGACGCCGTTCCCGACGCGCGGCAACAACGCTCTGCTGACCACGCTCAAGGCCGAAAGTGTCAACGTCGTGGGCACGGGCGCGGAAGGCGGCATCAGCAACACCATCCTGCTCTGGGGCACCACGATGGATGGCCACGATGCCACTTATTGGTATTCGGTGGACTGGGTGCAGATCAACGTTGACATCGCCATTTCTAACGCGGTCATCAACGGTTCGAACAACCCCCAGAACCCGCTGTATTACGATCAAAACGGCATCAACCGGCTTCAGGCGGTGGCGCAAACGGTCATGCGCAACGCCATCTCTTTTGGCCTCGCGCTCGCGCCCATCACGGTTAACGCGGTGCCGTTCGTGACCTACGTCTCGCAGAACCCGGCGGATTACCCTGCTGGCATCTATCGCGGCCTCTCGGTCACCTACACGCCGCAGCGCGGCTTCATCCAGATCGTGTTTTACGTCAACGTCTCGTCGTTCCCGGCTGGCGGCTGAGTAGGAGAAAACAACCATGGCAGCTAATCCACAAGTCGCTCAGGGCACGCTCAACCGGTTACGGGGCAGCGTAGTCATTCCGGACTACCCGGCCCTGCAAGTCACGGCGCCCTTCCTGGGGCGCCCTGGCATCGCCATCGCCTTTGAAGGCGAAACGACGACGATGATCCCGACGATGACGGGCACCATCACCTCGCCGTTTCCCTATCAGATGGTGACGGTGACCATTTCGCTGCTCAAGACCCAGAACCTTGCGGCTCTCTGGGAGGCGCAGCGTCAGGCGTTGAGCACGATTGGCGACATCACGGTGACGCCCGATACCGTGTCGCTTCCGGCTTACACCTTCAACAACTGCGCCATTCAGAATGTGCGTGAGTTGAATTTCGCAGGCGAGGACGCGAGCTATTCCGTCACCGTCAGCGGCTACTACCAGATCAACAACAACCTCTGGAATCTGGTTTGATCGAACGGGTGCAGCTAGGGCGACGGTCCGAAAAGCAGGCATAGTCCACCTGCCTGCTGCATCCTAACCCACGGACGCGAAGGATGACGCAAAGTGAAGATTAACAACAAGTTAAATTTAGTGGTTGAAGTCGAAACCAGCGAAGGCACTATCTTCGTGCATAGCACTCCGCTTTCGCGCGAGGTGTTTGAGCGATATTTCCTAATCATCGGCAAGACGTTTGCCAGCCTGATTAGCGAGGGGTTGAGCTTTGTTTCTGGCCCGCGCGTGGCGGCTATGATGCTCCGGAAGATTGCTCAAGACGCTGGTGTTTGGGAAGGGCGCGACGGGATCAGCAACGGGTTAATGGCCGAAATTCGTCGGCTATCAAACGTGGTGATTCCTAGCACGTCAGGGTGGATGACGATGCCCTTCCAAGATGCCATTGACCGGAAAACAATGGACGAAGATGACATTGCGGAGGTAGAAGGACTGATAACTTTTTTTATCTGCGCCTCTGCCATGTCCCGGAAGACCGAGATCGGCCCCGTTCTGGAGAGGATGCGTTTGTGGGGAGCGTTGACCACATTATTGAACTCTACGGAATACGCCGCATCATTGCCGACATCGACAACGGAAGAGACTTCGGAGACGCCGATGATCACCTCGTCAGTGCCGCATTAGGGTGGGTGGCCGGAGAAGGATTTTATGATTTTTTCGGCAAGCATGTGGATGAATGGCGATGGGAATCCGTCGCTGAATTTCGCCAGCGCCATGTTACCTTGGCGCTGAAGAAAATAGGAATGGGTTGAATGGCGGTCAAAAGCATCATTGATGTCGATGTGAACGACGACGCCTTCAAGGCGTTCATGGATTTGTTCGCCAAGTATCAGGCAGCCCTAAAAAAGCTGCCGGGCGCTTGGAACAGCGTGGAACAATCCTCCGAAAAGACCGGCAATATCGTCGAAACGATGGCCGAGTCTTTGAACAAGACCGTTGACATCATCGGAAAACAACTTGAAGCGCAGCAAAAAATGCGGCGCGAAGTTGAAAAGACCGACCGCACAATGATCAGCCTTGGCCGCAGCACGGCGCGCGTTGCTGGGGCTGTCAAAGACACTACTTTGTCTTTGTTGAAATGGAGTTCTATTGGCTTCGGTTTTCTGACCGCTGGCTCTTTCTTCGGCCTCGGTTCTTTAGCGCGGGCATCCAGCCAAACACGCTCTCAGGCAATGGGCGTAGGTATTACGCCTGCTCAATTGCAAGCGGCAAACCTTACCTACGAACGCTATGGCAATATGGAGCCAATTCTCTCGTCTATCGCGCAAATGCAAACTGATGAAGCTCAAAGATACCGGTTTGAAGCTCTTGGAATTGATAGACCCGAAACCCTAAGCCCTTTTGAAATTTTGCCACGGTTGTTGGAAGGTATGGGTAGGGAATATGGCGAGTTAATGAGGACTGGCGGAACCTCGCTGGCTCCCAGCACGTTAGGAACCACTGATTTTGGTTTCTCGCCAAATATGCTTCGCATGCTCGCCCAAACATATCAAAGCGGTGAGTTGCGTGATCTGAATGCGGGCCTTTCTGAACGCGCGCGGACCATTGGTGGAAACCCTGACAGCGGAAGAACTTGGGCAAACTTCCTTGCCGATATCGGAACCGCTGGAGCGCGTTTTCAAACGACTTTGATTGATATCCTGAAGCCGCTTGCAGACCCAATTAAAAACGTGGTTGATGCCTTCGGCGAACTCGTGCGCTCCGGTTTAACAAGTCAAACATTCCAAGACGGCATCCGGGAATTTGCAACTTGGATCAGTGCGTTAGGAGAGACGTTAAAAGCTCCCGAGACAAGAACGGCTCTTTCCAAATTCTACGACGACCTTAGAAACCTTGCCGACCGCTTGAAATCGGCAGGTGAGTCCGTGCTTTCGTTCGTTGAAGCTATGGGAAGTGTGGTTGCATGGATTAGGCGCCAATTTTCGTTCACTCGCCCAGATGTTCCCGCACCCGGCAATGCAATGGGAGATTATGAGCCTTTTCAACGAATGTCTTACACGCCCGGCAATTATAACACGTTCATCGACCAAATGACGCGAGCCGAAAGCGGTGGCAGAGATGACGCTCGCAACCCGCGCTCATCAGCTAGTGGGCGGCATCAATTCATCGACGAAACGTGGCTCAGCGTAGCAAGACGGTTTGGTGGTTCGCGCATTGCCGGAATGTCTGACGAGCAAATTCTTGCGTTACGCTCTGACGCCGATTTTTCACGTCAAATGGCGATGTCACATACTCAATTTGATATTGCCCCGGAGCTACTGCGATCCGGAGTGGACCCAACCAATCTTGCGCTTTACGCTGGTTGGCGTTTTGGTGGGCGAGGCGGTGCGGCAGTTATGCAAGCGGGTAATGACACACCTCTCAGTCAAATCCTCAGCGCAAAAGCAATTGCAGCTAACCCGCATTTGCAAAATTTAACGGCGGGTCAATGGCGCAACAGATACTTGGGTCAATTCCCCGGCGGAGGCGAAGGGCAGCCCGGAAGGCAAGTGCTCTCCGTTCAGCCTGGGCAGGCGGTTCATGTGGTCATTAACGACAACACGGGCGGTAACATCGTCAACACGTCGGCCTCGCTCGGCGCTCCGGGGTATTACGCATGAGCATTCTTGCTGGCATTGGCCGGTCCATTTATCAGATCGGCTTTCAGCTTACGCCGATTATCCTCGTGCAAGGTATTGCCAAAAGCTTTCCCGGCCAAATGATGCCCATCATTATTTTGACGGAAGGCCCGAACCTGCTTGTGACCGTTTTGTCCGGTAAAAGCCCGTTCAACCCTGACAGGTTTTTTGCGCACTTCTCCCCGGTCCCGGGCGGCAAGCTAGCCAATTTCGTGATTGGCCAATACCCTTTCGCCAACCAGTCGGTAGCGGCCAACGCGATCATCAGCGAGCCGCTCACCATTTCAATGCGGATGTCTATTCCGGTTAACAAGTCGGGCGGGCATACGGCGAAGCTGGCCACGATGGTGCTGCTCCAATCCAAGCTCAAGGATCACGCAAACTTAGGCGGAACCTACATCGTCGCAACTCCGGCGGGATTCTATTCCAATTGCATCTTAACGGGCCTCACGGATGTCAGCACCGGCGAAAGCCCAATTCCACAAAACGCATGGCAGTGGGATTTCGTGCAGCCCCTTATCACACTACGAGAAGCCGAAGCCGCGCAAAACACGTTCATGGCCAACACGACGAACCAGCTGCCGTCCGACGGTGCGTTGAGCGGAAATTCCGGCGGCGTTCCGTCCACAAACGTCCCAGGCTCTCAAGGCACCAATTTGCCGCCCGGCGTGCAAGGACCGAACTAATGACCACCTTCACCGAATTCACGCCGTCCAACACGGAAGTTTTCACCTTCCAACCCACCCTAGACGACGAACCGTATGTCATCGCCGTTCCGTGGTCTCTTTTCGGTCAGCGGTATTATGTGACGTGCAGAACGCTCGGCGGCAATCTTGTGTTCTCGCTTCCGCTTATCGGCTCTCCCGCTGGCATCAACGTGCAGGGCGCAATCTGGGAGCCAAACAACGCCACGATTACCGCTGCAATCCCGCACGGGTTCAGAGTGGGTTCGATCATCAACCTCACTCTTTCGGGCATGGCGCCGGATACCTATAACGGCACCTTCGCTTGCAAGATCATTAATAGCACGCAATTCACGTTCCCACTGAATTCCTTTCCCGGGGAAGTCTCCACGCTCGGATCGGTGCAATACAACATCAACCTTGCAGCGGGTTATTTCACGGCATCGACGCTCATTTATCGTCCGCAGAACAGGATGTTTGAGGTGACGCCGTGAGGTTCTATGACATTACCATCACGGACCCCACGAACGCAGACAAAAAGCAAATATACACAAGCTGGTTCAACGGTAAAAATGACCCCGGCGCGCTCAATTTGATTCTTGACGCTCCGGTCACGACGTTCTCTCGCCCCCTTGGCGCGACAATGTTGGAACTGTGGGGCATTCCGATCCAAACTATCAGCAACGCCAATAACTTGAACAACAAGCTCATCTCCGTTCAAGCTGGGTTCAAGCCCGGTTTGCCGCTGGCCACGCAAGCCTCGGAGAAGCAATCCGGGCCGATCATCAACGGGTATATTTTGCAGGCTTTCGGAAACTGGATTGGCACCAACATGACCCTGAATTTGGTCGTCGTTCCTGGCACTCCGCGTCAGCAAACGCAAACGGCTACGACTGCGGGGCAGCAACCGGCGGCTGCGACAAACACCACAAGACCTCCGCTAGGCTCCCCGACGGCTCCGGTTGATTTTCATTTTAACATGCCTGTTGGTATGAGCTTGCGAGTGGCCGTAGAAAACACGCTTACTACTGCGCTGCCTAATTTCACGCGGCAAATTCGCATCAGCACCCTTCTATCCCCGGGGCCTCGCAATTTTGTGTCGCGGTCTCTCTCTGAATTTGCTCAAACAATCAAAACTCTTTCAAAACAACTCAACTCTGATGTTGAATATCCTGGCGTTGACATAACCCTCACTCCGAACAACAGCATTCTTGTGTCTGACGGAACGGAAGAGGTTAAACGCATTGACATTTCATACCTGGATTTGATTGGGCAGCCTACCTGGATTGAGCCGCTAAAAATTCAATTCAAATGCCCTATGCGCGCAGATTTGCAAGTCGGGTATAACATTACGCTACCCAAGGGACGGTTCTATGGCATTCAGCCAAGTGACCCAAACTTGCCAAGAGATTATCGGTTTCAATCGGCGCAGCAAGGCACGTTCAGGATCATAGAACTTCGGCACGTCGGAAATTTCCGGCAACCCGATGCGAATTCCTGGGTCACGGTTGTGACTTGCGCATTCAGACGGCAGGTGTAGTCCATGGCCAGCAACTCACAAACCACGCCGTTTGCTCGCGGCATCGTCAATTACACCCGCACCGAAATTGACGCACAAATCCAGCAGCTTGGGCAGGCGCTGCCGGTTTCGGTGGTGGCGGTGAACAAGGGCATGGTGACGGTCAATTTTGAACTTAACGGCCCGATCACCTTTCCGCAGATTGAAGTGCCGCAGGCGATTTCGCGCTACGCTCGCCCGCCGACGCAGGTGGGCGACAAGGGCTTTGTAATATCCGCTGACGCTTATCTCGACGGCATGACGGGACTTGGCACTGGCACGGCGACCTATAACCAGCCCCCGCCCAACCTTTCGGCCTTGGTATTCTTTCCGCTTGCAAATACGTCCTTCCCAACGGTGGACGCAAACGCCTATAATATCACAGGGCCAAACGGTTGCGTCATCAAGGACGACAGCGGCGCAAGCGTGATAACTCTGACTCCATCGTCCATCACTCTTTCCTGCGGGGGGCACTCAATCGTGATTGATAGCGGCGGGGTGAAGATTGATGGAAAGGTATTCTTGACCCATAAACACAGCGGCGTCGCAGTCGGCTCCGGCAACACGGGCAACGTCGTCTGATGCGGGTTTATGGGCGCGATCCGAAAACCAACCAATGGATGGAGGTGCAAACCTCCGCCGACGAGCAAAACGATTATGTGTATGTGACGGCGCTGGTGCAGTGCCTGAAACTGAGCATCAACGAAAGCCCCTTCTGGGGCAACTGGGGAATTCCGGCGCAGCAAAGCGTGTTGCAGCAGATATTCCCCGACTTCTATGTCGCGCTGATGCAGCAGCGGTTCTCGCCATATTTCGCCGCTCTGCAAATCACCAAAGTGCAATCCACCACGCCGACGTATAATGTCAGTGTGACGAACAATCAGGGTGTCAAAATGGCTATGAGTGTGCCGGTATGAGCGGAACTATCCCCATCGTTCTTGGCCCGGCTGGGATGATTCCTGCCGTCCCAGCGGAGGTGCATGCCCAGCTTATCGCCAACGTCGTGGCGACCAACCCCGGCTACACCGCAAACCTTCCTGGCACGCTGATCGAAGACATCAGCAGCACGGACGTGGCGGCGATCCTGCTTTGCAATTCGGCCTTGGTCGAACTGGTGAATTCCGTTACGCCATACGGCGCCAACCAATTCATCTTGAACCAGCTTGGCCAAATTTATGGCGTGCAGCAGGGACAGGCCACCAACACCTCCGTCTATGTGGTGTTCACCGGCACGCCCGGCTTCATCATCCCGATTGGCTTCGTGGTTTCGGACGGCACATATCAATACGCCGTGCAGGATGGCGGCATCATCGGTGCGGGCGGCGTAACTCCGTCGCTCTACTGCCTCGCCACCACGGCGGGTTCTTGGGCGGTTCCGGCCAATACCGTGACGGCGCTGGCAAGCTCGGTTCCCTCGACGATCACTTTGAGCGTCACCAACCCCCTGCCGGGCACGCCTAGCGCGGGCGCGCAGTCGGTGGAGAGCTATCGCGCTCAAGTGCTGCAAGCCGGTCTAGCGGCATCGCAGGGCATGCCGCGCTATCTCAAAACCCTGCTGGCCAACGTCCCAGGCGTGCAACCCCGGCTTATTTCCATTGTGTCAAGCGGCTCGTCCTGGGAAATCATCGTGGGCGGCGGCGACCCGTATCAGGTGGCATACGCCATCTACACGGCGCTTTTCGACATCAGCAACCTTGTGGGTTCCACGATGTCAATTTCAGCAATTTCGGCTACGTCTCCCGCCGTGATAACAACCGACCTCAACCACGGACTGACAACCGGCGACACCACTACAATTAGTGGGGTGACTGGCACTGGTGGAATAGCGGGCATTAACCAAACGTTTAGTGTGACGCGAATCAGCAACACTACTTTTAGCGTGGTGTTCAATGCTACCGGGACCACATACACGGGCGGCGGCGTTCTAACTCCGAACGCGCGCAATCAGGTTATCACGATCAACGACTACCCGAACACCTATTCCATCCCGTTCGTGGTGCCTCCCGCGCAATCGGTGGCGGTCTCGTTGACGTGGAACACGAATTCTCCGAACAGCGTTTCGGCTTCGTCTATGGCTGCGCTGGGCGCGACGGCGCTGGTGAATTACATCAACAGCATCGCGGTAGGCGCCCCGATGAATCTGTTTGAATTGCAAAACGCCTACCAGCTTGCGACCGCCAGCATTTTGCCGACCGCCTTCCTCACTCGCATGGTGTTCGCAGTCACCATCGACGGTGTGCTGACAAATCCGGATGCGGGCACGGGCATCATCGCGGGCGATCCCGAAAGCTATTTCCTGACCAACGTCACCGCCATCAGCATCGTGCAGGGGTGACGCCATGACCACGTTGCAGAAAACCATTCCGTCATATCTCTACACGCAATACGCGGACGATGACGATCTGCAAGCCTTCGTGGCGTCCTACAACCAAATCACGCAAAGCTACGTCAACACCTTCAACCAGCTTGATCTGCCGGTCTACACCAAACTTTCCGGCGCGCTGCTCGACTGGGTGGGGCGCGGCGTTTACGGCTATCCTCGCCCAACAATTCCGGCAGTTGCGGCAAGCGTGATTGGCCCGGTCAACACCTACGGTCCCGATTTCTTCGTTCCGCTGAACACGCAGGAATCAACCGCAGCCTCAAACTACAACACCACCGACGACATTTATAAGCGGCTGCTGACGTGGCACTTTTATAAGGGCGACGGGAAAGTTTTCAACATATCCTGGCTTAAGCGCCGGATTGTTCGTTTCCTATATGGCGCGGACGGAATTTCTCCGGTCATAACCCAAACCTACGACATTGGCGTGACGTTCTCGGCTGGCAACAACGTGAACATCACCATGCCCGCTTCGCCGCAAGCTGACATTCTCATCGCCGCCATCGCAAGCGGGGCGGCGGAGACGCCATTTCAATACACGTCTAATTTTACGACATACGATCCCGGGACGACGGTGGACTGGGAAAACACCAGCAACGCCATCGTTGACTGGGAAAACACAAGCACGGCTCTCGTGACTTGGAACAACAATCCGATTTGAGGTGCATCAATGTCCGTCCCCTACACATTCGGCACAGCCGTCGGAACAACTCAGCTTGCGAAGCTGGACACGAACTTCTCGACGCCGCTAACGCTAGGTTCAACGTCGCTGACGTTGGGCGGGACGTTCACGACGATTGCGGGGCTGACGCTGACCAGCCCCGTGTTGACGACCCCGAACCTCGGGACGCCAAGCGCCGCCGTTCTGACAAACGCCACGGGCCTCGTCTTGGGCACCGGCGTCACTGGCACGCTCCCCGTCGCTAACGGCGGCACGGGGCTTTCCGCCACACCCGCAGTCGGCCAAATCGACATTGGCACTGGCACCGGCTTTGCTCGCACTACCCTGACCGCTGGCACAGGTATCGCCATCAGCAACGCCGCCGGGGCCGTCACCATTTCGGCTACCGCCGTGACTGGAATCACGGGACCGACTGGCGCGTCTGGCCCTACGGGTTCGACCGGCCCGACGGGCGGCAGCGGGGCAACGGGACCGACTGGCGCTTCTGGCCCTACGGGCGCCACTGGGGCCACAGGAACGGGCGCAACAGGTTCTACGGGCGTCGGCTACTCCGGACTGACAAGCGCGTCTTCTGCGGTCATTGGAACGGGCGGGAAGGCATTCACCACTAACTTCGCTTCCACCGCAACGGCGTTTGCAGTTTCGCAGCGGGTCCGCGTGGCCAGCACTGCGTCGCCTTCCAATTTCATGGAAGGCACAATCACTTCGTTTTCAAGCACGAACATCGTCGTTACCGTTGACGCCATCGGCGGCAGCGGAACCTTTTCTGGCTGGACGTTCTCGGCTTCCGGCGCAATGGGTGCCACCGGCTCTACGGGCGCGACCGGTGCTACGGGCACAGGACCAACTGGCGCGACTGGCGCGGGTGTGACTGGAGCCACCGGTGCCACAGGCGCTACTGGTTTGACTGGTGTGACCGGCGCTACTGGTGTGACGGGCGCGGGCGTGACGGGCGCTACAGGTGCGACTGGCGCAAGCGGCACCGGCCCCACCGGTGCAACTGGCGCAACTGGCGCTGGTGTGACCGGTGTCACAGGCGCCACCGGTGCCACAGGCGCGACCGGCACCGGCCCAACGGGTGCGGGTGTAACGGGTGCCACAGGCGCCACAGGCGCCACCGGTGCCACAGGCGCGACCGGCACCGGCCCGACGGGTGCGGGTGTGACGGGCGCGACTGGGGCGACGGGCGCTACAGGTGCGACTGGAGCAAGCGGTACGGGTCCAACCGGTGCTACTGGCGCGGGCGTTACCGGCGCGACTGGCGTTACAGGCGCAACTGGTCCGACAGGTGTGACGGGCGTGACGGGCGCGGGCGTGACGGGCGCAACGGGTAGCACCGGCGCTACCGGTGCAAGCGGCACTGGTCCGACTGGTAGCACAGGCGCTACCGGTGCAAGCGGTCCCACTGGCGCAAGCGGAACGGGCGCGACTGGCCCCACCGGCGCAACCGGCCTTGGCTATGCTGGCTTGACCAGCGCCTCGGCGGCGGTGATTGGCACGGGCGGGAAAGCCTTCACCACCAACCTTGCGGCCACGGCGACTGCTTTTGTCGTCGGGCAGCGCGTGCGCGCTGCAAATACCGCCACGCCTTCAAACTACATGGAAGGCATTGTCACTTCGTTCTCCGGAACGAACATCATTATAAATGTGGATGCCACGGGCGGCACAGGCACTTTCTCCGGCTGGACTTTTTCCGTTGCAGGCAACGCGGGCGCTACGGGGCCGACCGGCGTCACGGGGCCGACCGGCGGCGGAGCGGTTTTGCCAATTTCCAGCGCAGACATTTCATTCTTGCAAGCGGGAACAGGCGCCGTTGTTCGCACCGGCCAAGCTAAATATCGGGATTTTGTCTCGGTGTTGGACTTCGGCGCCGTGGGCAATGGTATCGCGGACGATAGAGTTGCCATTCAGAACGCGCTGAACACTGGCAAAAATGTCTATCTTCCGCCCGGCAACTACCTCATCTCTGACCCCGGCCTTTCGATGTTTACTAATGGCCAGCGGATGTATGGCGAAAGCGGTGCGGGCTGGCTAACGATCATTGAATGGAATAGCACGAACGGCAGCAACAATAACGCCATCACTATTTCTGCCCTTCAGCATTGCATTATTGAATCCATCAACATTCGGCGCAATCCTAGCAACCCTGTCAATTTAACAAGCGGTTTTGGCGTTTCGTTTGCAAATGGCGCATATTTCTGCGAAGTGCGGACGTGCAAAATCACGGGCACAGGCAATGGCATCTCGATCACGGGCACCGGCAATCAAGTTATTGATTGTGAAATGCGGGAATTCTCCGGAACGTATGGCATCCGTTATTATGGCACGTCGGCGCTACAAGGCTTGCGCGCCGTTCTCGATCGAGTTTTGATTGATAACCTTTTGGTTATCACGAACATTTCGGCCACGTCGCCTGCGGTCATCACGACCACACATAATCACGGCCTGAGCACTGGCAATTCCATCATAATTGAAAAGGTTAGCGGCACAGGGGGAATAGAGGGCATCAATAGCTCGTCGCGCGTGGTGACGGTGCTGACGTCCAATACATTCAGCGTCGCATATAACGCTACCGGGACAACATATAACGCCTACAGCGGCAATATATATGGGCCGAATAACTTTATTCACCTTGTGTTTGACTCTTGGGTTCACAGCCTCATCATCACGGCTTGCGCGTTTTTGAACGGCGGCACCGCCGTCTATATGACGGACTACGCCAACACGACCGGCTCTTACCCGACTTGGTTGCACGCATTTGACCTTGAGTGCGACCACCAATGGAACACCGCCGTTATCCTGAATGGCGGCGAAGGCTGTTTTATCACCACAAGCTGGATCGGGTCTTCGCTTTCTGGCAACGGCCTTGTCACTATGCCTCCATCCCCATCGACCGGCGTCAGCGGCTGGCGCGGCGAATTGCTGCTTAGCAACAGCCGCATCATGGGCAATGCGCAGACCGGCATTTTGCTGAACGGGGGTGTCGATGCCTGCATCAATAACTGCGCTATCGGTGATAACGGCGGGCAAACCCCTAACACTTACAACGGCATCACCGTTGCGTCGGGCGTTTCTAAATTCTCTATCACGGGGAATAAAATTGGCGATGCTATCGGAACGACTTTTAACGGGCAGGCATACGGCGTTTACATTTTCTCCGGAGGCTCCGACTATTATCAGGTGATCGGCAATATCCTGTATGGCAACACCGTTGGCCAGATTGGTGATTTTGGCAACGGTTCAAACAAGATCGTCCAAAATACCAACACCAACGGCGGAGGGATGACGTTCAGCGGGCAAGTTCAAGCTGATAACGCGGCGTTTATCGGAGCCATTACAAGCGCCAGTTTGACCGCCACGGGTATCGTCGCGGCCAATGCCATCAATGCCGTTGGACAGGTGGCTGGCAATAACGTCTATGTCACCTCTTCCGCCGATACCGCTATTCGTATTTTGAACGGTGGTGGATTGCAGGCAACTGGCAAGGTGGCAGGCAATACCCTGGCGGCAGTCGGCGCTATCACGGGCGCGAGCTTGACTGCCACGGGCGCAGTTGCAGGTAACACCATCGCCGCCGTCGGGCAAGTTTCAGGCGCTAGTGTTTACGTCACCTCCGCGTCCTCTACCGCCATTCAGGTGGTGGGTGGTGGCGGTATATCTGTGACGGGGCCAATTGCTGCGGCTACCGTCGCCGCAACCGGGCAGGTTTCAGGTGCTAGTGTTTACATCAACGCGCCTACTGGCCCTACTGGCCCCACTGGCACCGCCATACAAGTAGTCGGTAGCCCCAGCTACGCACTTGATTTCAATGGCATGTCGTCCACCGGCAAAGTGCGACTTAAGGATGGGCAGCAACTCACTTTCCGCAACGCAGCCAACACCGGCGACAGCAACGCGCTTTTCACAATTAGCGATGGGCTTGTGATTGCCAACAATGGTTTCACGGCAACATACATCAACACGACGCTTTATCCGCTTTACGACAACACCTTCCAGACTGGCGGAGGTTCCAATCGCTGGACTAGTGTTTGGGCGGTCAACGGGACCATTCAAACATCCGACCCCACGCTAAAAACCAACATCGCGCCACTGCCTGCCGCGCTGCCGATTGTGACCGACATTGATCCTGTCACCTTCAAGTGGATTTCCGGCGGCAAGATTGCCGAAAAGAAAATCACGCAAAAGAAGGTTCCGGCGCCTAGCGGCAAGGGCTTCGTGACCGAAGATGTTGAAGAAACGGTGTATGTTGATAAACCCGGCAAGCGCACGCATTGGGGTTTCTTGGCTTCCGACGTGAAAGCCGCATTCGACAAGACCGGTCTAGATTTCGGCGGCTATGTCAAAGGCGAAGACGGCTCCGAAAACCTCCGTCCTGACCAGCTTATTCCGGTGCTTTGGAAAGCCGTGCAGGAATTGAAAACGGAGATCGACGTGCTCAAGAATTCTAAATCGTGATCCAAGAGGACAAAATGGACGACAAGCAAATCACGCTCACCTTCACCGTCGGGCAGGTTAACCAACTTCTGGCGCTGCTGGGCGAACTGCCGTTTTACAAATCGGCTGACGCCATCGCCGCTATCAAGGCGCAGGGCAACCAGCAACTGGCCGCGCCTGAATGATCGTTTCGGATAACAGGCTGCTTAGCATCGTTCCGCCCTGGCAGCCTAGGTATGTCTGGCCGGTTTCGGAGCCTGATGACAGCCTGGATTATTCGCTGGACATCTCCGCCGTCCTGGCCGACGCGGAGGACACGGTGGATTATGCCACCGCTTCCGTCGCGCCGTCGGGGGCAGGGGAACTGATGGCGGAGAGAATCACCTACGCCAATGACGTAGTGGCGGTTTGGCTGGCGAACGGTGCGGTGGGACGGCTATATAGCGTCAACGTCAAGGTGTTCTGCGTATCGGGGCGTGAATTCTCGTTCTTTATCGACCTGCCAATCAGCTATAACACTCTTGTCGTTCCGCCCGGCCCGCCGCCATCGCCATATTATAGCACTCCCATTTCGACCTGAGAGGTTTACCGATGTCGCAATCCTATCCCAATGACCAGAGCAACCCGGCGGGTGCAATTCCGGTGTGGATTGCGCCCGGCAATGACGGCGCTGGCTACACGCCCATCGTCGCGCCCGTCACTACCATCACTACGGGTGGCACGGCGGTCACGGTGCTGACCGGCCCGATTTCGGGCGGCACGATTTCAAATCCGTTGACGGCGGCTGGGCAGGGCATCGGCGCCGCCGAAAACCTCTACATCAGCTTTGTCGGCACGCCCGGCTCGACCGACGCGGCAGCCGTCGGCGGCACGCTCACGCTGGTTCCTGGGGCGTCTTACTCGCTCCCGGCGCTGGCAAGCGGCGTCACGCTCAAAGCGAATGCCGCGACCTCCGCGCATCGCTTCACCGCATTTTCGTGGTGAGTCGCCATGCCGCTTGAAAAAGGCAAGAGCCAAGAGACCATTTCGCGCAACATCAAGCGCGAGATGGAAGCCGGGAAGCCACAAAAACAAGCGGTAGCCATCGCGCTGCGCACCGCTGGCGCACCGAAACCCGATGCCATCCATTCCTATATGGATTCCGTTCGCATGGGGAACCCTTGCTGGGCGGGCTATCAGGCATTCGGCACCAAAGAAAAAGATGGCAAAACCGTTCCCAACTGCGTTCCGACGAGGCCGAAATGAGCCAACTTCTCTGGGCGAATAACGCCTCCTCCGTCACGGTAGGCGCCATCGCCTACAACGCCAGCACGGTCACGCTTTCCGCCGGAACGGGCGCGGAATTCCCGGTGCCAAATGCGGGCTATCAGTATTTCCTGGCGACGCTTTCGCCCGCGACGCCGGGCGCGCAAGTGCCTGAGATTGTCAGGGTGACGGCGGTCTCCGGCGACACGTTCACGATTGTGCGCGGCCAGGAAGGCACGCCCGCGCAGGCTTGGGCTTCCGGCTCTATCATTCAAAACCTGATCACCAAAGGCACGCTCAATGCCCTATCTCAAATGGTTGTGTATGCAGGCAACCCAAATGGCAACGTGGCTGGCGCAGCTTCTGCTGCTGGGCTGCCTCCTTCTATGGTTTGGGATAGCAGCAACAATCTTGTCTGGATTTGCACAGGTTCAGGCAATGCTGCAACGGCGTCCTGGGCTGCTCAAGCCCCGCTAAACAGCCCAGCATTTACCGGCACCCCCACGGCGGTTACGCAAACGCTGTCCGACAACTCGACGCGGTTGTCCACCACGGCTTTCGTGCAGGGCATCGCCGCGACCAAGGCCAATCTGGCAGGCTCTGCCGGGCAGCTATTCAGCGTGGCTTCAGCCGTCTCCAACGCCAATGCGGTAAATCTCGGGCAATTCCCGGCCACGCTCATTTCCACTCCGGGCAGCGCCACGCTTCCAAGCGGTCTCATCATTAAGTGGGGCGTCAGCAACATTGTGTATAGCCCTAACATTGTGAGTTTTAATACGCCATTTCCTAACGCATGCTTTCAAGTGATCGTTTGCGAAGGCGCTGCAAACAATGCAACTTGGGGGCCAGCGGGGCGTCCCACTATCCACGGAGTTTCCGCCAGAAACCCGGGCAACTACACGGGTTGGGCTTTATATTGGAATGGGTCTGAATGGAAAGATGATAGCCCAACCGGCATCACTCAGAGCTACATCGCCGTTGGTTGGTAAATGACGGATTTCGCCCGCACCGTTGTCGTCGATGTGCTGGGACGAAACTTCCTGCAATGGCCGACTGCGCACCTCGGCCAAGAACTGGACTATTTTCTCAACGCCTCGGCGCCGCTGGCTTATGATCTGCTGGCGTCGGTGTCGGTGTCAGTTTCGCCGTCAGGCACGGGCGAATTGCAGGTTGTCGATGTGACGGTGACGGGTTCCACCATCCGGGTGAAATTTTCGGGCGGCGTGACTGGGCGCGTGTATCGAGTGCGCGTTGATACCGTGACGGAGATTGGCCGGGAATTCTCGTGGATTCCGGTTGTGCCGTTCTCCATAGAGGGCGCGATCCCGCCTTTGCCCATTCCACCCGTCGCGGATTTCGGGGCATCATTCGTCTGGACCTACTCCGGCCCCGTGCGGCCACTTCCACCGCAGCCGGTGCGCGTCCCTGCAACATTCACGGGCGCTCCGTTCGTGGCGCGCATGACCACGATCAACCCCAGCGGGCAGGTATTTTTGCAATGGCCGGTGGGCGAAGCCAATCAGCAGCTTGATTACTACCTCGATACCGTGACAGCGATCTACCAAGACGGTGACGAAATCTCCAGCCTCCGCATTAGCGTCGCACCTTCCGGCGCGGGCGAATTGACTATTTCCGATGTGTCGATGGACCTGGGCATCATTCGGCTGGATTTTACCGGCGGCGTTCCGGGGCGGCTCTACAGGGTGCGCATCGACGTGAACACGCTGCTAGGGCGCGACTATTCCTGGGTGGTCAACCTGCCGATCAGTCGGGAATACGCAGTGGGTCCGTTCCCTGTTGCGCCCGATCCTGGCTTCGGGGAAGTAGCCACATGGGCCATGATTGTGCTAGAAAACGGTAGGGGCTTCTGGCGATTGGAAAACGACCTGGGCAACTGGGTATGGGGCTGACGAATGGCAAACATTAAAATTTCCGATGCGACCGTCACGACGCCCCTCGGCACAGACCTCATGCCGATTGCTCGCGTGGGTTCCAATGTCGCCTATTCCGTGCAGTTTCAAGACATCGGGCAGTTTGCGCCGACGGGTCCGACCGGCCCGACGGGTTCCACTGGCCCTACGGGTGGCACTGGCGCCACCGGCACTGGTCCGACGGGTGCTACTGGTTCGACCGGCGCAAGCGGCCCTACAGGCGGCACGGGCGCGACCGGTGCGACGGGCGCAACTGGCGAAACCGGTCCAACGGGATCGACAGGAGCGACCGGCGATATAGGACCAACTGGTCCTACGGGCGAAACTGGCAGCACTGGCCCAACCGGTGCGACGGGCGACACTGGCGCGACCGGCGACACTGGCGCAACGGGGATCACGGGGCCAACTGGAGCGACAGGTTCAACCGGCAACACAGGCGCGAGCGGAACAGGGCCAACTGGCGCAACGGGTGTCACGGGCGGCACAGGTCCGACCGGTAGCACAGGTGCGACAGGTGTTGCGGGTGCCACTGGCGTTACAGGCGCAACGGGGATCACAGGGCCAACTGGCACAACAGGCGTTACAGGTGCAACTGGGCAAAGCATTACCGGTGCAACTGGTGGAACAGGTGCGACGGGTCAAACCGGTGCAACCGGCGCAACCGGAATTACTGGTGCGACTGGTGCGACTGGTGCGACTGGTGCTACGGGGATCACAGGCGTTACGGGTGCGACCGGAGGAACTGGACCAACTGGCGCAACCGGCGTTACGGGTTCCACCGGTGCAACGGGCGGCACCGGCAGCACTGGCGCAACGGGTGTCACAGGCGGAACCGGTGCGACAGGTGCGACCGGGCAAAGCATCACCGGCGCCACAGGCGCGACCGGGGCCACGGGCATTACCGGATCGACTGGCAACATCGGCCCGACCGGCTCGACGGGCGGCACTGGCCCTACTGGCGCAACCGGGGCGCAAGGCTCATCGTCAAGCCTTTTTTTGTATCAAGCTCGCGCAAACATCACGTCGGGCTATCCCGGCAATGGAAATATCTTGTGGGACAATTCCACGCAGATTAACGCGACCAGTATCAACGTCAGCCATCTGACAAATAACAACGAAGATATTGACATCTTTTTGGCTCTGCTTACTCAAACTGAAACTATTGTCATTCAAGATCAAAATGTAAGCTCCAATTTTCAGAAATGGACAATTTCCGGGACGCCTATCAACGTCAATCCCGGCACATCTACAAGCTACTGGATATATCCCGTCACGCTCATATCTTCCGGCGGCACAGGCACGACTAATTTTTCTAATGGCTCTGGTCTTTTCTTGGCTTTGGTGAATGGGGTTGCTGGTCCGACTGGGCCAACAGGGGCTAGCATTACAGGTGCGACTGGTGCGACCGGCGCAACAGGCTCGACGGGTTCGACCGGAGCGACTGGCGCAACGGGGGCTAGCATTACCGGGCCAACGGGCGCTACGGGGATTACGGGCAGCACTGGAGCGACCGGAGGCACGGGCGCGACCGGAGGCACTGGCGCGACCGGGCCGACCGGAGCCACGGGCATTACCGGATCGACTGGCGGAACTGGTGCCACAGGTGCAACCGTCACCGGACCAACCGGCGCTACAGGTGCAACGGGTGTTACCGGTTCAACGGTTACAGGAGCCACGGGTGCGACGGGTGGCACTGGCGCGACTGGCATTACCGGCTCAACCGGCGCGACAGGTGCAACCGTCACAGGACCGACGGGTTCGACCGGCGCGACCGGCGTTACCGGCTCGACGGTTACGGGTGCCACTGGCGCAACTGGGCCGACGGGCATTACTGGTTCCACCGTTACGGGGGCAACTGGGCCGACGGGCGGCACCGGCGCAACAGGCGTTACAGGCTCTACCGTCACTGGTCCTACTGGCGCAACAGGCGCCACGGGTGTTACCGGCTCAACGGTTACAGGGGCCACGGGTGCGACCGGCCCAACTGGCGTGACGGGCGTTACGGGCGCAACGGGTCTTGGCTACTCCGGATTGACTAGCACCACGTCTGTAGCGGTAGGCACCGGCTCGAAATCGTTCACCACTAACCTAGCATCTACCGCAACTGCGTTTACGGCTTCGGAGCGAATTCGCGTAGCCAACACCGCGACGCCAACCAATTTTATGGATGGCATCATAACTTCGTTTTCGGGCACCAGTCTTGTCGTTAACGTGGACGTTGTAGGCGGCACGGGCACATTTGCTGCGTGGACGTTTTCGTCAACAGGCACGGTAGGCGCAACCGGGCCAACGGGCGGCACTGGGGCCACGGGCGTTACAGGCGTTACGGGTTCGACGGTCACCGGCCCGACTGGCGTCACGGGCGTCACTGGCGCAAGCGGAACGGGGCCGACTGGTCCAACCGGAGCAACAGGTTCTACCGGTCCAACCGGCGCGGCGTCTTACACTCGCACCGCCTTCACCGCCACGAGCGGGCAGACCACTTTCAGCGTCACTTATACCGTCGGCGCGCTTCAAGTGTTCGTGAACGGCGTGCTGCTGAACGGCGCGGATTACACCGCCAGTAACGGCACAAGCGTGGTTTTGGCCTCCGCGTGCATCGCGGGCGACATTGTTGAATTTATCGCTATTTCCATCGGTAGCATCGCCGTTGGGGTAACGGGCGCAACTGGCGTCACGGGTTCTACCGGGCCGACAGGCGTCACAGGTTCTACCGGCGCTACCGGCGCAACTGGTGGCGCAAATCTTACAATTGGCACCACGACGGTTACCAGCGGCACGTCCGGTTATGTGCTGTATAACAACGTAGGCACGTTGGGTAACACCAATACGTTAAACAATTTCACCGTTTCTGCCGTCACAGTGAACGACGGTTATACGGAAGAAACTATCACCGCCAACACCGGCACTGCCTACACAATTGCTATAATTAACGGCACATTTCAAATCCTGACGCTGACGGGCAACTGCACGTTTACCTTTCCGACTCCTACGGCAGGGCAATCTTTCATGATGTTTCTCAAACAAGACGGCACTGGCAGCAGGACGGCAACGTGGCCAGCTTCGGTTAAATGGCCTTCTTCGACAGCGCCAACGATCACCAGCACGGCAAGCAAGGGAGACAAATTCGTGTTCACTGCTGACGGGACGAACTGGCTCGGTTCAGTTGCTGGGCAGAATTACCTGTAATGTTTAGCGCAAATACAACTCAAGTAGGTTTCACGCCAAATCTTGTAGCGTCTCGCGCGATTGCTGTTGGCAATGCTTTTACTTCTCCATATGTGTCGGTATATCCATGGTCAAATTCTGGGTTTGGCACTAAATATACTAATCCATCCACATTGCCTGGAACTTGGGGACTAGGCGTTGCATTTACGGCATCGGGGTCCGCAATTGCCATTGCCGCAGACTCATCCCCCTTCATATATGCCTATCCGTGGTCTGGCTTCGGCTTCGGCACTAAGTATGCTAATCCAGCCACATTACCGGCGGGAACAGGAAACGGCGTTGCATTTAGCCCTGATGGCTCCGCAATTGCTGTTGCTCACGCTACGTCGCCATATGTGACGGCCTATCCATGGTCAGGTTCTGGATTCGGGACTAAATATGCTGATCCATCCACGTTGCCAGCAGGAACAGGAAACGGCGTTGCATTTAGCCCAAGCGGAAACGCGCTTGCTGTTGCAAATTCTTCAAGTCCTCTAACAACAGTATACCCATGGTCTGGTTCTGGCTTTGGCACGAAATACGCCGATCCATCTACCGCCCCTTTGAGCGGTAACAGCGTGGCATTCAGTCCTGACGGCGCCGCTTTGGCTGTGGACACCTCTGTGTATCGTTGGTCTGGTTCTGGCTTTGGAACGAAATACTCCGACCCGGCAAGTCTTCCAACAGGTGGCACTCAAGGTGTTGCTTTTAGCCCCGATAATAAAAGTATTGCATTTAGCGATACTGCAACGCCTTATGTAGCTGCATACCCATGGTCAACAACTAGTGGCTTTGGAACCAGATACTCTAATCCAGCAACCTTACCCGGTGGAATTGCGCACGACGTTGCTTTTAGCGGAGACGCAACTGCTATTGCTGTTGCCCACAATAATGGCGCAAGAATATCCGTATATCCATGGTCTACCGGCGGCTTTGGAACTAAGTATACCGACCCCGCAACTACTCCAACACAAGACGGCTATTCTGTCGCCTTTACATCTAGCGGAGGATCAGCTCAACAGATTGCTGTTTCTCACGACTCGTCGCCTTACATCACGGCCTATCCATGGTCTTCAAGCGGCTTCGGCACGAAATATGCCAACCCTGCTACGTTACCCACGGGCGGCGGACAAAGTGTAGCTTTCAGTCCTAGCGGTTCCGCAATTGCTGTTGCCCATACCAATTCGCCATTCGTCACGGCGTATCCATGGTCAGGTTCTGGCTTTGGCACGAAATACGCCAATCCAGCCACGTTACCCACGGGCAACGCAACTGGTGTAGCTTTCAGTCCTAGCGGTTCCGCAATTGCTGTTGCTCATGAAATTGATCCCAACGTCACGGCCTATCCATGGTCTGGTTCTGGCTTTGGCACGAAATACGCCGATCCATCTACGTTGCCGGTATCGGGTTGCAATAGCGTAGCCTTTAGTCCTGACGGTTCTGCGATAGCTGTAGCAAACAACTTCGACATCTACGTTACGGCGTATCCATGGTCAGGTTCTGGCTTTGGCACCAAATATGCTAACCCCGCGACGTTACCTACGGGCAACGGAAATGGTGTAGCATTCAGCCCTTCCGGGTCTGCCATTGCGGTAGCTCATTTTAATTCTCCATATATAACAGCATATCCATGGTCAGGTTCTGGCTTTGGAACTAAATACGCTAACCCATCCACGTTGCCGACAGGAACTGGCTTGGGTATAGCATTCAGCCCTGACGGGGCTGCGGTAGCTATAGCCCATATCAATAGTCCCAACATCACGGCCTATCCATGGTCAGGTTCTGGCTTTGGGACTAAATATGCTGACCCATCCACGCTGCCTGCGGATTTTGGAAATGGCGTAGCCTTTAGTCCTGATAGCTCTACGATAGCTGTGGGGGGCAGCGCTACCCCTTTCATATACGCCTATCCATGGTCTGGTTCTGGCTTTGGCACTAAATATGCCAATCCAGCCACATTGCCAGTAGGAACTGTGCGCGGCGTCGCCTTCTACAAAATTGCTTAGGAAAAAGATAAATGACCGATACCACCAAAGAAGCCCCAAAGACCCGCGAGGAAATCCTTGCCGTCAACCTCGAAGCGCGCGAGCAAGAGGTGATGCACTACCAGATCAACATCGACAACTATACGCTGGCGCTTGATAACATCGCCGCCATGAACAGCATTGACCGCGCTGAACTGTCTGGTTTTGTCGATCAGTTGACTGGCCTTCTTGCCTCTGAGCGGCTAGAGCAGAAGAAGGCTAAGGTGATGCTGGCGGTGCTGAAGCAGCAACTGGAAGACTGAGATGCTCTACGTCAAAGCCATCGACAATCAGATTGTCGCGTATCCTTACACGCAGACTGATTTGATCTGGGAAAACCCTTCGACAAGTTTCCCGGCTGGTGGCATTCCGCCCGCAAGTCTGGCTGAGTGGAACGTTTTCCCGGTTCACTTTGCACATCAGCCAACGGTTGATGCTTTGACGCAGCGCGTGGTTGAGATCGCCCCGTTGTATGATGGGCAATCTTGGATTCAGCAGTGGGCTGTTGAGCCTCTCCCGCAGGATGAGATTGACGCCCGCAATGCCCAGCAGGCAGCCTCAGTGCGCGCAGATCGGAATGCCCGGCTCGCCGCCACTGACTGGCGCGTAATCAAGGCGCTGGAAGATGGCAACGGCCTTAATTTTGAGCTTGCTGCATACCGGCAAGCTTTGCGAGATGTTCCTTCCCAACCCGGCTTTCCTTGGGATATTATTTGGCCGGAGGCACCGCAATGACCATCCCACGCAATCTATCGAACCTTGCCCCTGGCGCTAGCACTGGCGGCGTTTTGAGCGCAAGCTATGGCGGCACTGGTTTAACAACGCTGACCGCCGCCAACAACGCGCTTTATTCAACTTCCGCTTCGGCGCTGATCGCAGGCACGCTTCCTGTTGCTGCTGGCGGCACCGGCGCTACAACGCTGACCGGCGTGTTGAAAGGCACTGGCACAACCGCTTTTGTCGCTGCCACCGCTGGAACAGATTTTGTCGCGCCGGGCACCGCAACCACCTTCAGCGCTACTCAAACCTTTAACGGCTCCTCCAGCGTCCTTGGCGCGGTCTTCACGGACATTGCCGAAACCACCACAATCAGCGCAACGGCTGCCACCGGCACGATCAACTTCGACATCACGACCCAGAGCGTTCTGTATTACACCAGCAACGCCTCGGCCAACTGGACCGTAAATTTCCGCGCTTCCTCTGGCACATCGCTGAACTCGGCCTTGGCCACAGGGCAAACCGTCACGGTGGCATTCCTCGTCACCCAAGGGGCAACCGCGTATTACAATAACGTAGTTCAAGTTGATGGTTCTGCTGTCACGCCCAAGTATCAGGGGGGCACCGCTTGGACTTCCGGCAATGCTTCCAGCATTGATATTTACACCTACACCATTGTGAAGACGGGTTCCGCAGCGTTTACCGTGTTTGCTAGCCAAACAAAGTTTGCGTGAGGTAATAGGATGCCGACAATCATCACCAGAGGCGCGGGTTCCGCTAGAGGGTTTGGGTTTGGTGGTATTGTTGCGGCTCCACCGGGCCAGCAAGCATATACAACTCCAGGCACTTATTCTTGGGTTGCTCCTGCTGGTGTGACTAGCGTTTCGGTGGTTTGCGTTGGTGGCGGTGGCGGTGGTGGAAGCGGTAGCAATTACTATGGTGGCGGTGGTGGTGGTCTTGGTTATAAAAATAATATTAACGTCACACCTGGAAATTCATATACCGTTGTTGTTGGGTCTGGAGGCGGTGGTGGAGCCGCTGGCGGAGAAAGCTACTTTAATACAACATCTGTAGTTCGCGGTGCTGGCGGCACATATGCTGGCACGGGCGGCACATATAGTGGAGATGGCGGCGGAAACGGTGGCTCTTCAAATGCTGCATTATATTCAGGAGGCGGCGGGGCTGGTGGATATGCCGGTAATGGCGGATCAGCGCCTGTCGCACCAGGATCGCCAGGAGCGGGCACCCCAGGTTCTGGTGGTGGCGGCGGAAGTGGTAGTTCGTATTATATGTCTGGAGGCGGTGGGGTAGGAATATTGGGACAAGGCGCTAATGGCGCAGCAGGTGGAAATGGCGCATCTTCGTCTAGCGCTGGTGGTGGCGGCGGTTCTGGAGGAGAAAACGGCAAAGGGTATTTAGAATCAGGCTCTGGCGCATTGTATGGAGGCGGCGGTTTTAGGTCTGATGCTGGAGTAGCAGGGACAAATGGCGGAAACGGTGCAGTCCGCATAATCTGGCCCGGTATAACTCGGCAATTCCCCTCAACTGGAACAGGTAACTTATGAATTTGTTTATTCAAATTGAAAACGGCCAACCCGCTAACCATCCAGCACTTGAAGATAACCTTATTCAAGCGTTTGGCGCTGTTCCCAGCAACTGGGAGAGATTCGTTCGAGTTAAACGACCAGTCCCAGGTTTGTATGAAGTCATTGAATTTAACGAACCGACATATCAAAAAGTTGAAAACGTTTGGACTGATGTGTGGTCATTGCGCCCAATGACTGAAGACGAAATTGCAAAACAACAAAAAGTGCGTGACGAACTTAAAAAATTAAATTCCCCTCGCAACGTAATTTGGCCGGAGGTGCCACAATGACTCAAGACATTTTCAACGCCATGATGTCCATCGGGGTGGCCGGTTTTGGCTGGCTGCTCAAGACAGTCTGGGACGCCATCGGCTCGCTGAAGGACAGCCTCAGTAAGCTGGAGCGTGAAATCCACACCTCGTATGTCAGCAAGGCGGATTACCGTCAGGACATCACGGAGATGAAGGACATGCTCAAAGCCATCTTTTCAAAGCTCGATACGAAAGCCGATAAATGATCCAAGCTCATTATGACGCGGCGGTTCGGACGACCAGCGACATCAATGAACACCTTCCGACCCTCCTCAATCTAGCCAACGAGTGCAATCACGTCACGGAGTTTGGCGTGCGCTGGGGCGCAAGCACCTGCGCCTTCATGATGTCAACGGCGCGGCTGGTCAGCTATGACATTGTGCAGCACCCCGCCGCCCTGCGCCTTTTTGAAGTCGCCTTCGAGGAAGGCAGGCAAGCGGAATTCATCCAGGCGGACACGCTGAAGCTCGGCACCATCGACGAGACCGATTTGCTTTTCATCGACACGCTGCACAACTACGGCCAGCTTTTGCAGGAGCTATTCACCTTCCACGGCAGCGTCAGGAAATACATCGTCTTGCACGACACGGTGACGTATGGTGAGCGCGGCGAGAGCGGCGGCCCCGGGTTGATGCAAGCGGTGCGGGAATTCCTGACGACGTTCCCGCGCTGGGAAATCAAGCAGCACTACCAAAACAACAACGGGTTAATGGTTCTCGGGCGCGCATGATTCCGCTGATAGTTTGCACGACGCGGCCTGAAAACTCTGGGCCTTCGCCGCTGACCGTGATGCGCGAGAGCGTCCACGCCTACGGCGCGCTACAAACCGAATTGCAGGTCTTCCGCACCGGCCACGGCAATTTTGGCGCCGCATACAATTATGCAATGCAAAAAGCGTTTGAGACGCACGACGAAATTCTGATTGCCAATGACGACATTGTGTTGAACCCATCGACCATCCGCGTGCTGATGGAAGATGTCGCCACCCTGCGCGCTACGGTGCCGCGCATTGGCCTTGTAGCTGCACGATCCGACTCCGTGCGCTATTGCCAGAACATCCACCATATGCGGAATCCCGACGCGGTGGAGGTTGAAGCCGTCTCGCCTATCCTGGCTTGGATTAGTCGTGAGGCTTTTGAAGCCGCGCCGTTTCCGCCCATCAATTGGTATTCGGATGATGTGCAGTGCGCCGACCTTTCCGCGCTGGGCTATCAGCATTTCGTTTCGCGTGCCTATGTGCATCATGTCGGATCGTCCACCATCGGGCACGACAATCAGCGCCACATCGACGAGGCGCGACCATGGATCGTCGCAAACCGCCCCCAATACGCCACGCGCTGGGGCTTGATAACGAGGCCACCCTTGAAAATCGCTGTTTACGCCATCGCCAAAAACGAGGCACAATTTGTAGAACGCTTTTGCGAAGCCGCCCGGGACGCCGACGCCATCGTGATTGCCGACACCGGCAGCACGGATGAGACGGCGGAACTAGCCGTGAAGTGCGGCGCGCTGGTGCATACCATCTCCGTGCGCCCATGGCGGTTCGACGTGGCGCGCAACGCCGCCCTGGCCCTGGTGCCTGCCGACATCGACGTGTGTGTCAGCGTCGATCTGGATGAGGTGCTGGAACCCAACTGGCGGGAGGAGATTGAACGCCTCTGGGTGCTCAACGAGACGACGCGAATGCGCTACCCGTTCGACTGCGGCCAGGGGCTGATTTTCCAGAACGAGAAAATTCACTCTCGGCACGGCTATCGGTGGGCATACCTCTGCCACGAATACATCACGGCTGATAAGCGCATCACCGAGGCGTGGGTGGACACCGACAAGTTGCTGATGAAGCATCTGCCCGACCCGACCAAAAGCCGTGGCCAATATCTGGACATGCTGAAAGCGGCGCGCGACGAAGACCCCAACTGCGAGCGCAGCGCATTTTATTATGCGCGCGAGCTTTACTACCATGCGCAACATCAAGAGTGCGTTGACGCCTTTGCGCACTACCTCGCTATGCCCAGCGCCAAGTGGCCGAACAACAGGTCATTTGCCTATCGGACACGGGGCCGGTGCTATTGGCAATTGGGCGAGCAGGCAAAGGCGGAGAAAGAATTCCAACTGGCTTCGTTGGAGGAACCCAACACCCGGGAACCTTGGTGCGAGCTTTCGGTGTTGTGCTACCGGCAAGGCCGGTGGGCGGAATCCTTCGCTTACGCCATGCGAGCGCTGGCGATCACAATCAAAGTCATCACATTTTCATCTGATCCCGCAGTTTGGGGCGCGCAACCGCATGACCATGCTGCTATTGCAGCGTATCGCTTAGGCATGAAGTCAGTCGCCATTGAGCAAGGGCAACTGGCGATAGCTTTGGCGCCGGATGATGATCGGTTGAAAGCCAATCTCAAGTTTTACATGGAGGACTGATCATGGACAAAATTCTGAACATCATTCGCACCGTGGCGCCATCCATTGCCACGGCGCTAGGTGGCCCGCTGGCGGGCATGGCCGTCACCGCCGTGAGCAACGCTGTCCTGGGGCGTCCCGATGGATCGGAGGAGCAGATAGCGGCGGCGATGCAAAGCGCCACGCCGGAACAGCTTCTTGCGCTCAAAAAGGCGGAGCAGGAATTCCTGATCCACATGCGGGAGTTGGACATCGACCTGGAACGCCTTGCGGGCGAAGATCGAAACAGCGCGCGGAATCGTGAGGTGCAGACCCACGATTGGGCGCCGCGCATCTTGGCTGGGCTTGTGACGACAGGCTATTTCGGCGTGTTGTTCTGGATGCTGAAATTCGGGTTGCCATCCAATGGTGCGTCGGAAGCGTTGCTTGTTATGCTGGGGGCACTGGGTAGCGCATGGGGCGGTGTGATCACCTACTATTTCGGCTCTTCGGCTGGCAGCCGGGCCAAGGACGGCATCATTCAGCGGCTGCAAAAATGATCACCACGGCGCTGATGAAGCAGTTGGGCTGGGTGTATCCGGATGCCTGGGCGGCATCCTTCGCCGCCGCCTGCCCGGCGTATGGCATCGACACCAAGGACCGGATCGCCGCATTTTTGGCGCAGGTTGGGCATGAGAGTGGCGGCGGAAAATTCATCCGGGAAATCTGGGGGCCGACGGAGGCGCAGGCGAAGTATGAGGGGCGGCGCGACCTGGGCAATGTGGAAAAGGGCGACGGTCTGCGTTTTCGGGGCCGTGGAGCCATCCAAATAACAGGGCGTGCAAACACA